AACGGCTCGCCTGCAGGGCGGACGTTACCTAAATCAATGACTACAGTTGCTTCTTCAGAGTCTCCATCTGTCGCCAGCGAAATCAGATTGCTATAAGCCTTGACCCAACCTTGCCGGCTATCTCCGACTGAAAGCACAAATTCTCCGTCTGCTGAATCTTCAGGGTGAATCAATACAGTCTCGTCACTTCTTTCTGACGCTGGCAAATATCCAATGTCTGTAGTGAGGATAATGTTGATTTTTCTAGAAACCTCTGGAAGGTTCTCGATAAATTTCTCTTCAAGCATCGCTCCAGTTCCTGAACCCATCATGGCAAGTTCCATGATTAATTCGAAAGCTTCAACGTCAACGACCCTAGTGCTAGTGCAGTTGTACCAACCACTAAAGTTGTCTTGCTGTTCGGCCCATTCAGTACCAGCGACCCAAAAAGATCTGCCTGAAGGGAAACAATGCTGCCCAAGGGCCTGCTCTAGAACAAAAGAATATTGCTCATCAGTAAAGCTCCCAGTCTTCGCAATTGCTTTGACACATCGAGTCATCGCCTCGACGAAGTTTTCTCTGGTGCCATCAGTTTTTCTTCTGCTATAAGTGCGGTAAAAGACAGCTTCTGCGCTAGGCGCTGTGTTCTTGAATTCAGCCATTCCGTCCGGTATTCGTAAGATCAGTCTACCGGTAATGGCATCATATTATCTAAACGTCGTACACCTTACAACCTGGATTTCTCGGATCCCTCATGCAAATCTTGTCCCAGCTATCTTTATCCTTTTCTTTTTGATTGACTAACAATCTTTTGACCAAAGCTGTTACAAACTTAAGGTTCGTCATCTTGATTTGCCGTTTGAATACGTTTATATAAGGAGGAAAGACCAGGAACTAGGTGATAAGAGGCCGATAGGTCATCTTTCTCTGCAATTCCTAGTAAGTTTGCCATTAAAAAAAGTTCCTTATGTCCGTTGGACTCTTTTAATAGAAAAACTTTAACTTCAGTCCAGTCTTCAGGCTGGTCGTTACGAAACGACCAAAGGAAGAAAGCTGCGGAGGCTAAATCGTTTTCTTCTAAGCGTAGCCAAGTTTCGTAGATAATATTTGTTGGAAGAACGTAAGCATTCATCTCCGCCCCTGGCCTCTGTATGGCTTTTTAGGCGAGCTTCTGTTAGTCCTACCTTGAGGTTTTGCGTGACGGACAAGTCTCCCTGATCCAATACGGGTTCTTTTTGGGGTGCTTGGAGTGAATTCAACCTTGTTAGCAGAGAACATTGGAGTTACTTGTCAATTGAGGTGAACCTAAATGGAGGAACCTGAAGCCCGTTAGCTTCAATCCCTTTCTTTAGCTTACGATAAATTAGATACGAACGAATCAAAAGGTATGTATTAGCACAAAGAACAAACAAGCGCAGGACTAAAATTGACAAGCCTATTTCGAGTTCCTCTTGAAAGAAAATGTATGAAAGTATCAAAAAAGACAGCCATTCTATACTTGACATGAAAAATTTAAGATCCGAAGTAGGATGCCTTAAGCGTTCAAAGCAGATTGGCTAAACATGACATCTTCTATATGCATCACTACAGATAATGATGAACTAATTGAAATAGTTGGCACAGTTATCGGACGAAGTTTTTGCATATAGATAGGCTCTGCTACTGCTAAAATTGCCATCAATGATTCTTTGGTAAACCCAATAGTATAATGAGACTCAAGTTCAAGAATGCGGTTCCATAGCCATATCATGTCAGGGACTATTAAAAACTCCATCATAGGTCTAAGTAGCTGCCTTAAATCATTATGGTGAATGTAAAGTCTGAGCAATTTCTTTTCCGCTTCCTGCCTGGTCCATCCTTTTTCAGGTTTATGCCATACACTGCTTTTGCTTTGTAACTTTGTCCCAGATAAAAAGTTTTTAAGTATTTGTGCTGCCACATTCTGGCGATTTTGTGCCAAGGCAATTGCACACTTGTCAAAATAATGAGTTCTTAACGCCGCACTACTTATCTGAGATAGCAAAGCCTTTATTTTTTTCTCCACATCTTGCAATTTTGATTGGTCTGAAAAATCTAAAGATCCGAGCCATTGATCTAGAATCCAGTCGATCCATGGAGATGCATTAGAAATAACGTTGTGCATATCTAGCCCTAGCTTTATTGCTTCATCAGGATCTTTACAACCCTGAAGAACAGCTATTTTTACATCCAAATCACCACGCAGTGCTTTTTTTTGAATAGATTGCAAGAATAAGCCGACAGCTTTGACCCCTCCAGCGTCTGCATCCATACAAAGGATAAATTTATTAGATTTCCTGCTAAGCCTTTCAATTACTTGATCAGAAGGAGACGCTGTCCCTTGTATTGCTACGCAATTTGCAAAACCAGCCTGACGCATAGAGATAACATCAAAATGTCCTTCTACAAAAATACAATAGTCCAACTCTCGGATGCTTTCAGTCGCGTTGAACTCATTAAAGACAAGATCTGATTTAGTAAATATTTCATTGTTAGCCGTGTTTTTGTATTTTGGTTTTTCTTCACCAATAGAGCGGGCAGTAAACCCAACAATATCGCCATGGCGGTTTTGAATCGGTATCGTAATCCTGTTCTGATTACGATCGAAGCCTAACCCGAACAAACGAGAAGTCTCAGGCAATATCTTACGGTCTTTTATAAAATCAATCGCAACAGTAGACCCTTTTAGACTAGATCTATATAAGGACTGTTGTCGCGTCGTCTGAGAAAGAGCGTTCGCAATTAACTTTTTCCTTTCAGCAGCTTTTTCGGGGTCTTCTTCCTTGAAATTAAGGTACAAATTGTTCTGTCCGGCTATTTTCTCACAAGCGTCTCTGAAGCTAAGACCATATTTTTTCATAAAAAATTTAATTACATCTCCTCCTTCCCGGCATACATGACAAAAGAGGAATCCTTTGTCATCAGAAATCGTCAATGAAGGGTTAGTGTCTGAATGCCAGCAGCATTGAGTAACAAATTCTCTGCCAACTCTTTTTAGCCGAATACCTTGATTCTCTAAGACAGAAGATATTTTTAGCTCCTTAATAGCCTCAAGACTTTCATCTGAAATTGCCAAGGCTAAAAAAGATCGCTCTCATAGGCTAATTCAAATAACCTTTGTAGGCAACCATGAGGAGGCTTCGACGAGGCGCCTTCATAATATTTCAAGATAGCCGATTGGTCCTCTTCCTTTAAGCGGTCCCAGGACTGCTCGGCTATCTCCTTAAAGGTTAGATAAAAATCAATTTCATCTGGTTCCAGTTCTTCTCTTGATTTTGCTTGATCTGTCAGTTCTAATGGAGGTCCAGAACAAACGCTTTTTATTTCCTGCCAATCTTGCTGGTCTATCTCTAAAGCTATTGCTATCTCAGTGTCAGTAAATCCTTTATAAATAAGACGCCTTCCTTTTATCCAGGTTTCGCGCATTCTATGAGTTAGTTTCATTGAATAAGTGCGATCTCTTATATAATGAAGCAATTCACCTCTTATTGTAGGAACGGCAAGACTGCTAAATTTATACCCCGACGAAGCATCGTATCTATATGCGGCCTTGCATAAACCTTCCAAAGCTGCACCTTCTAAAGTATCATAGTCAATTTCTGTAGTTCTTTGCAATCGCCAAGCTTCTCTCCTGGCTAGATTTATATTATCTGAAGCTAGCCGCTGCTGTACTTCATTAAGCCTGAATGACTTAGCTTTTCTTGCCATTTCTACTGAAGCTTTACCTAAAGTCTATCACCATGATTCAAAAAAATTAACATCTTGCATGGGCCTAGTGCCTCTTCCCCAAGTAACTTGAGTCAATTGTGGAGCGACACGCTGCATACAATAGTTTATAGCCATGACTAATGAGTCGACTTGGTCATCGTTTTTAGAAGCAGGAAAAAGACTAAACTCAGAGATGAAAGAATCCAGCCATGGAGCGCTAGCTGGTAAGAACACGTTTCCAGCTTCTACAACTGGAACAATTCCAGTAGCTCTGGCTTCTTTGCTCCTTTCTGGCTTGAAGCCTATCAATCCTGGAACTTTCTTTTTTGCTATCTGATATACAGCAAAGCCACTAGCAGCTAATTCAATGACAGTACCATCAAGGTAATGTCTATTATACATCCTAGAAATCATTGCCATGGTTCCAATTACGTCAACTTTTTCCCTGAAAAGATCTAGTACATAAAAAGACGCGCCCGCTTGTGCTACTACGGTGCCTACGACGTAATCACTTGTGCTCGCATCAGTAAAAGTACAGTCAATAGATAGAAGTGTCCTATCAAATTCTGGCATAATTGTATCGTGCTCGTAGTATTGCCACCATTCTGGGTTAAATAAGTTGCCTCCTATCGGCGCGGGCCGCTGCTGGTAAAGCGAGGCGAATTCCCTTGGACCAATAGCTTCTCTTATCCTCTCGTAATCGGATTCGTCATATCTTTGAGGACAGACAGCCTTTCCTTCTTCTTCCCTCCAGTCTTGAATGATCGCACAATGCTCTGGCAGTGGGGGTCTATTGTCTCTCGTTTCAGATAAAGCTGGCAAGTCAACAATTGTCCAATTTTCTCGACCCTTTTCGCTTACATTCATCTCATTATCTAACAACTGACCGATCATGTCATTTTCTGACCACCTAGTTTGGATCACACAAATAGCTGAACATTCTGGTTCAAGTCTTGTATAAAGAGTAGAAGCATACCAATCCCATAGTTTTTCCATTAACCTTGGAGATTGGGCTTCGTCCCTGTTTTTGACAGCATCATCAATGATCAAAAGATGTCCTGAGCGCCCAGTTATAGCGCCACCAACGCCAGCCGCCCATAATCCACCGTTACCTTGCGTTGACCAGGCGTTGACGGCTTGGGAGTTAGGATCTAACTGTCCGCCCGCTTCTCGGTAAAAGTCGCGAGCCTTGCGAGAGAATCCTTGGCTTAATTCAGCAGAATAGCTTGTAATGCCCACAAAACGTTCAGGATGAGCTAATAAATAAGCTGCTGGCAGAAGCTGTGAGGTCAGTAAACTCTTCCCAGTTCTTGGGGGAACTTGTAATATTAAGCGAGTACAATCGCCGTCTATTATTTTTTGCAGTTCATTTATCAGGGTAGCGTGAAATTTGTAAAACTTGTAGCTAGGATAAACTTGTTTTATAAATTTATGCAGTAGAATCCTTTTACCTTTTTCAAGTTGCTGGAGCTTCTTTTCTCTAAGAGACTTAAGCATCCCTTGAGATTGAGCGGCTCTTCTGAGGTAATCTTTTCCGAGCTTATTCGCCATTGTCTTGATTCTCCTGGTAGGTCTTACTGCCGTTTTTTATAGCTTGAATCCAATCTTCCTCTGACCATTCTGAGAATATTGATGCATCGGGGTGGTCATCGTCCCACTCTATAACAAGAGTGTCGTTCTCCTCGTCAAAATACGTTCTGAATTTTTTGTCGGTCATGTTATTCATCGATGAGGATGACATCTTCTTCGTCAGTAACTTCTTCTATTTTAACCTTTTCTAGCTCAGGTTCTATGATTTGCAACATATCTTCCACACCTAGAGCACTAGACCATGCCTGCCTTGACTGCTCAGAGATATTAGCAGCCGCCCTCATTAGCCCAGATACTAAGTTCATTGGTATTTCTTCCCCCTCGACTTGCGCTTCTAATATTCTTTTGATTAGAACCTCTAATAAATTTTCAGAAATTTCCATCATCATTTTAGCTTGCCTCTCTGAAGCATCCCTAAATTCGACTATAGATTGTCTATGTTTTCTCTCTCTTGATCTATCCGCCGAACTCCAGACAATGTTGACTTGATCCTTGTCATATTGCGCGGCTCTTTTTTCCCACTTAAACTTTTTAGCCCACGCTCTGACTGTTGAGCTATCGACACGAGCAAAATCTGCGACCTTGGCATAGGTACGTTCAGATCCAAGCTTCAAGTATTCTTGAAACGCTTTGTATTGCGTGGCAGACTCATGCTTGCCATATCTTGTGGTAATTTCGTAACCACGCCTGAAATCGTACTGATGCCCAGTCAAGATCCAATCACTGAATCTCGATAGGATGCCTATATTTTTGCCGTAGGGCTTTTTGTCTCAATATTGAGATTCCAGTCTAGGCTGTCGCACGCTTCCCAAACAATCGGAAATTGTTCTTTGAAAATATTTTCTATACTGTTTGCAATGATCCTGTGCTCATATTGCGTATCTTCTCTGCGACGTACCATTATATAAAACATAAAATTCCGTACACTGCCTGTCATGTAAAGTCTGCTTCGAATATTTAAAGGCAAAATGCCTCTCGCACATTCTGTAGCTACTCCGTTACTTACCATCTCTTGATACAAATGCATAGAGTTTTCAAAAATCTCACTAATTCTTCTTCTATATTGAGAAGCCAAAGCAAGATCAAGATCGTCAGTACTCGTCTGACGGTTCGTCTTTCCTTGCTTTCTTAATTGAGGCATTACAGGCGCTCCTAGCGCTCCGACATCTTGATACCTTTGCGAAAACTCTTGAAAGTGAAAATCATGCCGAAGAATCTGAGGAGCAATGGCTCTCGTTGTATTTACCTCGACAGTCATGAAGGACTGCTCCAAGGGGGACCAATGGCCTTGTCTAATTAAAAACCGGATAAGCTTCGGAGCCGTTAAATCATTTCTTTGATTCGCTGGATTACTTACTCTGGCGCAGTAGACAATATGCTGCTCTGCTTTTGGCGTTACAGTTATAAATTCACACGGATCAGAGTACTCCGGCAAGTTCATCGGCAGTCATGTTAGCTGCATCAATACTAGCAGGGTCTTGCGTCATTGCATACCAGCGAGGATATTGCAATGTTTGTCTTGTCACCTCTCCTTTAGGCCAATTATTAGCCTGTCGACAACCTCTCAAAAGGCTCAAAGCTTTCTTGTTTTTCCTTCGAGCCTCCGATAGCATATCTTGAGAAGTGTCAAAAACCTTTACCAACCAAGGTTCTTGCCTTTCGACAGCAACGAAAGTGAATGTGGCCGGGAGCCCAAATGCTAACGATGCAGCCCAGGTATACCAGCCTGCCTGAAAATCGTAACCCAAGTCTACGAGTTTGCTTTGAAACTTGTCAGTCGAAACAGAGTCAGTAGTTTTCAGGTCAATAACATGAACGTGAGTATCTGTGACGATTACTCGATCTAGCCGAGCTTTACAAGGGATTCCTTGATCCATCCAGTAAATAGAAACCTCATTGTATTTTCTGTAGTAATCCTGCTCTGGATTAAACCAATCCAACTGTCTGAGTGACTCCGACATACCTTGGACAGAATCCCATTCTCTGTGGTAACCATCATTACTTAAGACCGTCTTGCCTTTTTGCTCATCCTTCCATTCACGGCCTTCTTTGTTGGTGTACTTAATATTGGAAGGTTTTTTAATAAAATCAGCATTGAACTTGTCGTCGCCTTCTAAAACCTTGCAGTGAGTAGCAGTACCAATAATCATAGCTGAAGACGGTCTAAAGAACCTCTTTGCAGCCGCTTGATAATGAGCAGGACTATGCAAGATCGACTTTAATTGCGTTTGACTTTCCCCTTCAGCCTTCCTGTAAGAAAAATCAGATTGAAAGTAAGAGACATCCGCCGGCAAAGTAGTCATGTTAGAAATACCTCTAACTAGTCTATAGGTCAAATATTCTTATCTTCCATAAACTTTCTGATAGGGGGCGTTTTTCAAAAGATATAGAGGCTTTCTGGATGATAGTAGACCTGTCGTCTGCCCATAGTATTTTATTGGCCGTATCAAACAAGGCTCCCATATAGTTGTCCACGTCTCCTCTGGCAGCCCCAAAACAATCTATCTCAACAGCAATAGGAGTGGCAATGGGATCAAACCTCCAAACCTCAAGCAATAAGGATCGACATTCTTTCCTCCAGTCCTGGTAGGATTTAGGCATGTAGGTTCCCCTTGACGTTACACGGGGCCTCGCCTTAGACATCAGCCTAAGCGGAAGGATTATTTCAGGATATTCCATTAGTCTGAGTACCTGTATCTACCGAAAGTCTTTGTCCAAGGATCGCTTGGCCAATACTCATTAGATGGGCAACTCAAGGATGACTCGGAGTCTTGAGAGACGATATCCCTGTAGGCATTGCTGAAGCCAAGATCACGGTTGAAGGCTATTTTTAGCAAGACTAAATAACCAATCAAATCGTTGATGACATCCTCTTCTCGCTCAGTACACCCACCACCTCGAGAGATTCTGCTAAGTTTGTCGTCAATACGCACTTTCAATTGCTCAATAACATTAGCTTCGCTGAACAGCCTAATAGGATCTAAAGCGCTGTCCCCATACTGATTGTTTTTACTCAGAAGCAACTCTTTGATAGAGTCACAAACCTCAGCAATTTCTTCCTTTGTGTCACCCGACGGGCTTAATAGATCTTGCATCGTAAACAGTGATAGTACGCTGATCTTGTGATAGTTTAACTCTGCAACCCTGCCTAGCGCTGTTAACTACAATTCCTTTTGACCATCCGGCACCTCTGTAAACCATTACAGACTGATCGCGTCTAAAAATTGGCAGAGGATGAGGAGACTGATTCATCCATGCGGCATTGTCAAGAGCAGTTTTTTTGTTTGTTCCGCTTTTGTTGAGTGGCATTTCTAAAGAATTCGACAGGGAGTTGTGCATCCAGGCTGGAAACCCAGCTTATGACAGTGGTTAAATTTTGATCTTTTTCTCCTCTGGTTAAGACCCAAAAGTCTTGACTCTTATTGTAGACGATCAAACCACTTGCAACCATTTTACCTAAAACTTCTTCTGCAATGATTTCAAGCCTTGTCTTGTTAGGCTCAGTATCTTCGTACTCCCCCCACGCTCCTATCTTCAAGTCAATAGAAGAGCAATGCGGAGTAACTGCTGCCATTATCTCAGACAGCCTTACAGCCTTACGATGAAGCAAAATAGCGATGACGTATGGCCTTAGCATCGCGTGAGTTACCAACGGAATCTCATCAACGAAAGCGCCAACACATCCGGGAATGTCCACTGGCATCTCAGACTCATCCCATTCATGTTGAACTTGTGTCATTTTCACATAGGTAAAAGAAAAGAGGCAGTGTTCTGCCTCGATTAATTAATCTACCTATTCAAGAACTCTTTTTAAGAGGACTTAAAATGGATCATCAGAGGCAGCTTTGCTCTCTTCAGCAGCTTTCAGTAAGTGCCAATCAAGAAAAGTAACTTGACTGTTTTTTACCGTCAGGTACTTTTTGTCGTTGTAGCGAGACCAGACAGCCTGTCCAGTGATGGCTACAATTCGACCTTTCTCAATTTGCTCAGAGAGATAAGCACAGTACTTTTTCCCAGTAACTTCGACCTGATAAAATTGACCAGGATTGTCGTCTGGATCTTTGAAAAAGTTTTTTGTGGGTTTAGAGTCAAGGAGGCTGAACGTTAAGAACGAGTATTTTTCGCCCTCTCTTAACGTATAAGCCTTTTCTCCTGTTTTGCAAGTAACCCGACCGTAAGCGGAGACTTCTGCCATAGTCAGAATAAATATTTAACATTGTCAGTCTATCTGGTTCATAGCCTGGCGCAGCCTTTGCAGTGCGCCTCTGATTAATTTAGAAGCATAATGAGATGAAATGCTGTATTTGGCACCTAGTTCCTTGTAGTCCTTGCCCTCAATGGCGCGTCCTATGACCAATTTCTTCTCAAGGGTGCTCAAGGCAGGGCATAACTTGAATATGTCAGTGACAGAATCAAGTAGCGGAGCGTCATAATAAGATCCCAAGTGACAGTCATAGCTTTCATGAGTCAATCGGTTGTGCTGCGTCTGATCAGCAGAGCGAACAAATAAGGCAAGCTTCGCGTCGTCGAAGCGCTTTTTCACGTTTTCTGAAAGGGAAGAGATGTCAGCTTTATTTTGAGAGTTATGAGCTCTATAAAACTCGTTAAGAGTGTTCTCTGGCACTCTTACGATCGACAGGTTTGCGTATGAAGTCCTTTGGATTTGCTGATAGATCCAATTCACGGCATACGTGCTAAAAGCGTAGCCTCTGGTGTAATCATATTTTTCAGCGGCCTTTTGCAGCCCAAGGACACCAGCTTGCAATAAATCCTCTTGAGTCGCTCCTGGAGTGGTGTAGCACTTCCTCGCCTTTACGATCCTTCGGACCTGTTGAGGAATTAGCTTCAAATTGTGCTTAATAAGCTTATCTATAGCCTTCTTCCTTCGAGGGTCATCTTCTTCCAAAGTCTGGATTTGCTTTGAAAGATGAAGTACTGTGGCTACCGGTAAAACAGGATATCTACCAGCGTTCTCTAACCAAAAGGAGACTGCGTCCCGACCTTTCAAAATGAAAAAAAAACTGCTGAGATAATTTTAGAAGAAAAAAGGGGTTGGTCAACCCCTTGATTCTAAAATAACTATTTTGCCTGAAAAGAAAGTCGCAAGACTTTCTGCTGCGTCTTCAAGACTAATATGCCGAAGCTTCTTGCTTTTCTCGAAATTTTTTGTTCTGCTCCTCCGCCCATCCTTGTGGGAAGCTGTATATGGAAGACATTCCCTCCTGATACCCTTTGCCGTCTCTGGCTTTGTCAGTAAAACTTTCGATAAGTTCTTCCATTAAACCAATGCCACGCAAGGCGTTCATGAAAGTTTCGCGAAGTTCACTTCCATCGTCCGGGATCAAAGGTTCCGATTTAAGAACAGGAGATGCTTTTGGCTTCTCAGGCTTCTTCATTGGCAGTTTCGCAGACGACGAAGAGGCTTCTTTAGGGAGATCGTCTACGACTCTGTAGGGATTCTCGAGAGGCATTTTCGCCCATAGTTCGTAAGCTAGGCCGAATTGCTTAGAAGCTAGGAGACAGCTACCACGTCTTTCAGTGTCTGTAATATCTCGAGATGTAATTTTTGCAAGCGGAATGGAATTATTTTTGTAATCCATAATCGCCTGCGGAACCATCGGGGTCACGTAGCCAGAAATGTGTTGAAACCTAAGCATTAAGTAGCACCCTACTGGCGATTCCCACAGAACACCGCCATTTCTGGTGCTTGGAACAAGTTCAGGCATCCATCCAGGTGCATGATCTCGGAGCAACTGCATCGTCCGGCTCCAGTTGATATAGGTAGCACTGTATTTACCGGTCCCGATCGATTCCACAAGGTCATTGGTTGCAACGCCTTTGAGGTTTGGTAGCTCCACAGGAAACTGATTTGGCGACGGATTGCTGTCTGTCATGAATTAAATGTCAATACAAGTACTTTACTTGTCTTATCTACCTTTTCTGCTCCATTCAAGAATTTTTGATTTTGTAAACACTCCTCCTAATACCTCATAGATAGCCTCTTGGCTCATTTTTGCTTGATTGCTCATCTTGCTGACTATCCAGCCGATGTCCTCCCACTCTTTCCTGGCTTCCCTTAGCTCTTTGGCTTGAATGCCCCGAGCTTTCTGGCGATTGCTGTTGTAGCGAGCTCGCCGCTCCTCCTTCTGAGCCTGAGTGAGAGCCCTCTTTCTTCTCGGCCTGCCTGGTCCTGCCATTTAATCCTTCCTCAACTTTTGGTCTGATTACTAATCTTAATTTGATCTTATTATATATCTTATAAGTGGGGTGTACCCAGTTCACCCTCTGGGGTTTCCTGAGTAAACCCCAAACCTGTACTGAGGTAACCCTTAGGGATTGCTTTAGGTCACCCCAGGGTTCCCGCAGGTAACCTCTCAGTTCACCCCCCCAAGACACACTTGACATCGTCTTTATCATGGCTCATAAGGAATTTTTCATGGTTGATGAGATCACCCTGCCAAGGGGTCCACTGACATCTATTTCAAGGTCGTGGGACTATGAGGGAGGATGGGTTAGAGCCCCTAAGGCGGAAATAATCTTCAACGATCGGCTTACGATGCAAGCTCGACTTTTATGGCTCTGGCTAGCTTCAATACATCCTGGGAACAAGAATATACACTGGTCTGACTGCGAATCTTCTTTGTCTTGCGGGACAAAATCTCGGAGAAGTTGTCTTTCACAACTTGTTGAAGAAGGATTTATAACCATAGATAATTGTGGAGTAGTTATAATGCATGACCCATACAAGGCTTTTTGCAAGATAAGCAAAGAAACTATTACACGGATTGATCATCGGTTTGATTATTCTCAAGAACCGAAAATAGAAATCCAAAAAGTACAGGAAAAAATCAAGAAAGAAGAGGTTGATTACATGGAAATTTGCAAGGATGCATGGAATACTTACAGGCCAAAAAGTTACCAGTCTGTAAGAAAAATAACTAAGAAGCAAGAAGAAGCCGTATTGGCGCATCTGAAAAACTTAACTTTGTCACGGAAACAATTGTCTGAATTTATAAAAGGGGTCTGCGAAGGTATTCATAAAGATGACTTCTGGCTAAATAAAAATTCTTCTAAAACTTTTAGTACTATTTTTGGATACGGAAAGACGCTTGACAAAAAGCTTAGAAACGTCGAATTACTATATTTCTTAGGTATCGACATGCATGAAGAGTCAAATAATGCTTACATCTCTCAGGATGATCAAGATTTAATAAATAGCTACAAAGAATATACATTTAGGCTTGAAAAAGCAAAAGTAAGTGGCGATATAAATGAAATAAAAAAATGGACTATGTATTTGAAAAAAGTTGACGATGAATTAAAACAAGCGAGTATTAGTGTGGAGCCTTTCTGAAATGGAATTTCCGTACTATATCCAAAAAGCCTTAGACTTGGGGCTACTAAAGGAAGAAGGTGGAAAAATTGTTGAAGTCAACGTCGGAGCCGTAGAATCTGTAACGAAAACAGCACGACTTGTAGAGAAACTGCAACCTTCGACAATATTAGAACGTGAAGACACGAAGAACCAAGAGGCAATCGTTCTCACTAGAGTTCTTAGCAAGCCTTCTGGTCTAGCGAAAGAACTATGGTCACAAGTCAGGACGGCTTTTGGAGTAGGGCATGGACAGGAGTTGCCTTCAACTCTTTGGTCAAGCACCGAGTTTAAAGCAATTGCAAGAGAAATTGATTTAACTTTCCTAGGAGAACGTACTGGCAAATTAATATCTAAAGATAGCTTAGTAACAGGTTATGAAGCTATTATAAGCAACAATTCTTTCTGTTCTTTTATGGACTTTTGCGAAACCATAAGTGAGCTTTCGGACCAAGAGACTATTGATAGGTATGGTGACGAAGAGATCGAATGGGACACCGCTCTCGATGTCCTTAAGCAGAAGCGTGTTTCTTCTCTTTATAGAGATACTCTTTACGAATCCAATCAGTATCTAAAAACTGATCCTAATATTCAAAAAGCGCTGAAATTTCTGCATGAGAGAAGCATGGAATGCATAAGCATGCTTAGTGGATCTATAGGGAACCAAGGGCAAATCGTAGACTTAATGGAAAGCATTACTGGAAGTCCAGGGTCTAACCGGTTGAACTGGGCTGACTACATCTTGAATGCTGCAGAGCAAGACAAACCGGTTTCGACTGGAGTTTTTGCTTTTGACTTAGACATTGAAGGTGGAGTGGCTCCGCCGAGGCCAAATATGCCTAAGGCTGGAAGGCTTATGACTATTGCCGCCAGAACCGGGGTAGGCAAGACGGCTCTAGGGGTCCATATTGCCTGCCAGCTAGCCGCCGGGTCTTTAACCGTCGGGTTTATATCGGCCGAGCTTGATAACAGATCAATTGAAGCAAGAATAATCGCAAACTTAACAAAAACTTTTCATCCTATACATTACAGCAGGCTTGATTCTGACGACTTAGGATTTGTAACAGTCAGAGAACTAGAACTACCTGGATCGACCAAGTCTCAATCAAAAATTGCAGAGATTGTCTCCAACGTCTCCATGTCTCTTGAGAGCCGAGGCGGCAACATTTTAGTCGAAGCTCCGTGGGGTGCTTGCGTTGAAAGTGCCATAAACACCATGAGAAGTATGAAAGCGAAAAATCCAGAGCTTAGAGCAATAGTACTGGATCATTTTCATGCTTTGGCTCGCCATAAAGGTGGATCGGCCAGCAACCAATCTTCAATGCTAGAGGATAGAGCTTATCGACTTATGACAGCAGCTAAAGAGCTAGACATTGATCTCTTTGTTCTTGCTCAAATGAACAGGATTGGACTAGATAGCACTTCTAATGCTGAGCCACAATTGAATGAAATAAGAGGGACCGATGCGTTAGCTCATGTCTCGCATGCTTGCTGGCTTGTCAGGAAAGAACGGACAGAAGCAGATTCACCTAAGAGAGACCTTGAGATATGGCACTCTAAAGTCAGAGGCGGACAAGCTTTATGGTCAGAAGATAAAGGAACACTTGACAGCGTAAAAGGCTTTATTGACAAAAGTGTAATTCGTATCGCTTATGAATGTTCTTTTGTTGAAAGCGACAATACGAGGTCAGAAGTTCACAGAAAAGCAACCTCAATTATCTGAAATGAAAAATTTTTTCTTTACATCAATTGTTAGTTTGCATGACTTTGTCGTCATATCCGTAAAGAATATTTGTTTGATTATTGTACAGATCTTTTCATTTTTTGTAAACAAAATGCTGCATCTTGTAGACAAAGACAGATTACAGCACAATGAAACAGTCAACGAACAGTATGAAGAGTTATGTGAGCTCAATGTTCTTATTGGCATAAAAGAGATACGAGACGATGCCATGAAGAATGGTCACTGGAATGGCAGTCATGAGCAGCAACTTAATGTTTTAGGCAATGTGCTTGCGAATACGTTTGATTGGGAGATAGACCAAGTGGAGAATTATTTGATAGAAATTATTGAGACCGGGCCAGGCGTAGAATAACTAGACCTTTAATGTTTCTACATAATCAAGTATGCCCTGGTGTCGAATGTACAAAGAATGAGGCCACCCTACAGGCTTGACATAGTACATAACTTCTCCATTCTTTTTGTTAATGTGCTGCGTTGGACTTAGAGCAACTCCTGTACTCAGAACTCTTCGGCCGTCCCAATAGTATCCGGGAAGAAAATATAGTATAACTTGTTTCATGTTAATGTATTTTATTACCACTTAAGTCCCAATACCAACCGTCAGTATTGCTTGAAATCAACCAACGCTTCATTAGCATGTCACGAGGATAGGCCACCCTGTTCCCCGATCCGTATTCTGCGTTTGAATATCCGCCCGAGATAATGTCTAATTTACCAAATGGATCATTGACCAAGAAATCTTTCTTTGTGTATCCAATTATTGTGACCCAGTGCCCCCCTCCATTCGGACTATGGATGTAGCCTCGATGCAAAATGCCTATAGGAACTGGGTAGCCCCTGTCGATCAGATTTACGATGTCGTCTTCTGATCCATTCATTTTGAACTCGTTTTGCATCCCCAGGCTTTCCAGCGCTGACTTGTGAGCAGATTGCGAGACCGTATCGCCAAATCTAAAAACTAAACGCAAGTAATCATCGTCGTCTTCAATCAAGTTTGGGTTTATATAGTCAACGGCCATCGCGACTGCTGAAGACTGGCAACTTCTTTCTCCGTGTCCTGTAGTGGAATCTCTTTGCCAGAAATAGTCCACATTTAAGGGATTGCGTGAGAAGACTTGGTAACCCCTTCTGGAGGGCTTCTGAGGCCTCCTGTAGGCCGTTGTGAAGACTTGCCTCTGAGCGTCTGTTAAAAGCCCGTCCAGGAGCAGCCAGGCGCTATCCTGATGGACTTCTCCTTTGTAATGTTTGGCAGCCTCTAGTAACTTGATCGGCCTATTGGCAGCTACAACAGGGTCCGGGTGATCTTTGCTGTATTCATCCATAAGTTTAATTAGTTTTTCGGCATATTCAGGATCAGTCGCGTATGATTCCTTCATCAAAAGCCTAGCAGCCTCATTTCTAGATTTAGCCCTATTTACACCGCTATAACCTTTATAATCCTTGTACCACTTTTCAACCAACTCTTTGACGCAAAGTTCTGGAGAATCGAAATCTTTAAACTCATCAATAATCTCTATAAACTTTTCTCCATCCCACTCTTTTGTCGTCTTTTTTGTTCCCTCTCCCTTGATTCCAAAGAAGTTATTGACGCCTGAAGTAAATTTTCCGAAGCCACTCTCCAAACTCCACTGAGCGCTGACGACATCAGGAAATTTGCTGCCAAACTTCTCAGCAATAGTATAAATTGAATCCCAGGTTGTTTTTGACATAGGTCTAATTATGCTCGCTAGTGTTCCTTACCACTTACCGAGTGGACAGGTTTCTTCTGGCTTTTCTACTTTGCAATTTGCGTAACACATGCAAAGGGTGCAGCGCTTATGATTCCTTTCTAAGTACTCACATTTCTTGCAAATGCTGTAACGCTCTTTGGCTTGAGCTAAATCTACCATTTACTGACAGGGCACTTAGAATTTTGAACCCATACTTTTGCAGGCACTATGCAGCCACACTTTGAACATCTTTTTATATTCCTTTGGTAGAACGGACAAGATCTACATATCCGCATTCGAGCTTCTCTTAAAGGCCTATCTGCCATTAAAGGATTACGTACAATTTCTTTCATCTCTTAGCAGTTCTTGATACGAGACCTGCAAGAATTTCAATAATTCTGTAAAACTTAGCTACAATCTCGTCATCTTTAGGAGTCGGCGTCAGGTTGACAATAGCGACTGCTGCAGCGTGAATGGTAAATAAGGCTGTGATAAATTCCGGTGATTTGTCGATTGCTGTTGTGATAAATGACATCGTATTACTGTAACTGCGCTAGTCTGCCAAGGCTGCTAACGCTTCTTCTGTGACTCAATTACCGATAATCTTTGTTCGCATTCATTTAGACGTGAATACATTTCCTGCCGATCCATCTTCATGTCAGCCCTTAATGCTGTGAGTTCTTGTCCGATGTGGTCAACCCCCACAGTTAGCTTGGCAATCACCTCTCTATTGTCTCCACTCTTTCTTATTAATTGGGTCGCGCCAATGCCTGCGACCCCTACCATTGCTCCTGTTACAGCGGCTAAAATCTCAATCACCGCATTCTAAACCTTAAGTTATTCTAGGCTTCCATCCTCTTCCTCAGTAGAATCCTCTCCCTCAGCAGACTCCTCTTGTTCTGTAGACTCCTCTTGTTCTGCTGCCTCTTGCTCGTCCATTTCTTGGATAGCCCTTCCCCAGGGAGTCCCTGAAAATTTAGTTGGAGTTTGCTGCTCGTCCAGAACAGAGCTTTGCATTAATTGCATTCTGGCAACTTGTTCTGACCCGTAATAGTCAAGAACCCACTTGACGCAAGTTTCTTCAGTCAAGTCATCATAACTAATGAATTTTTTACTCGCTGGGTTTGGAATAAAACCTACTGTCCCGTAAGAGCCTGCTCTGTAGTCGTATTCGCCTTCTACAGGGTTGGGACGTGTGGCCTCGAGATTCCAGTGGACAGTGTTTACGGCCCCGTCAACAGTGGAAGAGTCCATGTTAGACACGGACCAAGTGTAAGTGTCAGTCACTTCAGAATTAAATACTACTACTTAGTATAACTATTTTTTAAAATCTTATTCTAGAATAGTTAGCTTTCAAGGGTCTTCACCCTTGATTCTAATGCTTCGATGCTTGATATTGCTTCCTTCAAAGCAGCAGTGAGTAGCGGGACCAATCTGCTGTGGTCAATGGATTGCATTTCTTTGCCGTCCTTTTCTCCTACAACCGCTTCGGGTACGACTTCTTGTGCTTCGTGGGCAAGAAATCCATCGACCTCATTCTTGTCAATATCGGATATAAAGTTAAAGCGTTTTGGCTTCAGTTTTTTGATGCGAACAATGGGATCAGGCATGTCGATAACATTTTCTTTTAAGCGGTAGTCAGAGCCACTGCTGTAATTAACTGCATTGTAAGCCGTTTGTATAATGCCCCCAGCCAAGTGATTACCTTGACTCCTAAAAACAGCGAAGTAGGCATTATTTGCATTCCAAGTATTTTTTATAACAATTCCGTTTTCTGTTTGGCCGTAAAAGTCCAGACAAAGCTTGCCAAGATTATTCTGGGAAGTGCGGTTAATTAATAAAGCGCCAGTAGAACACTGGAGCATCATTTTTGCTGAACTGTTATTGCCAAAAATTACGCTATTTGTAGTACCTGTCCAAAGATACAGATCCTGACCGGTGGAATATATGCCGTCATAAAGCATGCGACAATGCCTTGTATTTGCTGTATGCGTAACTCTTACTCCTCCATCAAAAACACCCAAGCCATTAGCATCGATTGATGCTGTTACTGTCGTTGCGTCTCCAGCATAGTTCAAGAAAGTATTTGCAGTTCCTGATTTACCCCCAGCACCGTTAACTACAACTCTTTGATTACCTTGAAGAACACCCGCAAATGTGGCGGATCCTGCTTTCGTGAATGTTACTGCCGTCGCTGTACCAGTAGACCTATCTACGTAGGCTGAAAATACAGTTGCAGTACTTGCTAAAGATGATGCAGGGTTGATGAAGACTGTACCCTCAGAATTAGCACGAAAACCTCCACTAGCGGTAAGAACAGAACCTACGTTCAACGTACCCGCAAATGTGGCGGCACCAGTGTTAGCAAATAGTTTTACCTTAGGGCTACTAAAAGATCCAGTGGAGTCAAGTTCTATATGGCCAGCAGATTTAACATTTGTTGTGATTTGACCGGCATCAGCATCAAACTGAAATACGTTGCTGCCAGAAGTATTTGTGAAACGAATACCTGCCCAGTTAAATCTTCCGAATCTGCTATCATTTGGATGATTTGAATCAAAATCTGGGGCGGTAACCTTGGTCGCAAATGTGGCGGCTCCTGCCGCTGTTATTTGCGAAGTGGTTGCTGCAGTCCCTACAGTGTAGCCTTCAAATACGGTGCCACTTGTATTCGCAGCCCTTAAAGTACCGTACTCATTGATTGAAGTACCTCTGGCTGCACCACTGGCTGGATTCCCACCACTGGTAACCGTTCCCTTAAATGTGGAGGCTCCATCCCCTCCGATTGATGCAGCAAGGACATTACCTGAATTATAAAATTCAGCGCAATTTGAGTAACTGGCTCCACCAGCACTAACCGCTAAACCAACTTGGTTGTATACACCACCAACCGCCAACTGTGCATTTTTAGCCGAATTACCGATATTTACATCACCAGCAAATGTGGCGTCCCCGGATTCGGTAATCGACGCATAAAGATTGCTACTGCCGTCATAAGCAGCAAAAGGATAGTTAACGCCATTTACATTAGAACTTAGAGCACCATTAACTGTGAAACGAGTGCTCGTAATGTATTTAACAGTAGTGATACTGCCGTCGGAATTGATGCGAGCCTTGGCGTTGCCTTGGTTAGTTGTTGTTGCGTCTCCAACGTAAATTCCTGCCGAACCCCCACATATTCCAGCAAAAGTGCTGCCGGCATTGAATGTGGCGGATCCATCGTATCTCACACGAGCGACTGTAGTTCCATTGTAATCAGCAATAAAAGCGTCGGCGGCCGATGCTGTAATGCTTGAAGGACAATTGCCTAGAAATTGACCACGAACAGTTGAGGAACCCGATGTGATTGTATTGCCAAACGTGGCGCTGCCATTCGCCTTAACATCTACGTTCTTTGTGCCGTTTAAGTAGCCTTCAAGAACAGTACTACCGCCGTTGGTTCTGTCTGTTGAAAAATAAAGTCCATTTACTGCGCTACCAAATGTGGCTCCTCCTGCCGCTGTTATGTTGCCATTGTTCTGGAGCAAAATAGCGTCTTGAGTTGCATTGCTAGCATTACGTACTCTGAAATTTCCACCATCTTGAACCCTTAAGTCCCCACTAAAAGTACCTTGACCACTAAACGTAGCACTGCCGTTTGCATTAATCCTTGAAGTCGCAGTAGAAGTCCCCTGCAAAAATCCCATATAAACAGCACTGGTTCCTGACCCAGACGCTCTAGTTGCCTGAATAACCCCACTTTGAAGCATCTTCGCCCCAACAGCACTGCCATCATTAGGGTCGCCACCACATTGAACTAGCGTATTAAACGTGACACCCCCAGCGGTCGCAAGTTTTGAAATAGGTAGAACAAAGCTAGAATGTAGATTTGCAGGTACAATTACATTGTCATCAATACCCGAGCCGCTAATTTTACTTAATCCCATCTGACTTAGGGCTAAAAATCTTCACTAGTCTGCCTAGCAGAAAGAGCTAGGCGATACTAGCATCAGATAAACGCTGCTCAAGGGTTTCGATCCGCTCCATTGCTTCTTGAAGAGCTTTGACTGCTTTCATGTAGAGCACAGAGGAGCTAACAGTCTTAACCGTATCTCCTGCTTCCTCACCTTCTTCGGTAAGAGCAGGTCTGACTTTGACCAATCCTGGGGAAACAAGTTCAACCTCTTGTGCAACAACACCAATTTGCGTGTGCATTGAATTACCTGTTTCTTCTTTAAAGTTAAATTTACGGATTCTCAAGCTTTTGATGTCATCCCATTGTGAATTTGCATCGACAATGTTTTCTTTCAAATTTTCGTCAGAGAGGACTTCGTAGGAATTGTTGCTATTTTCAATATCACCGTCTGAGTAAATCCTGCAAGATGCAGAACCACCACTATTAATGACAGTCCTACTGTTAACAACATTTAAAAGAATAGTACTTCCAGCCCCTTGATCAGTTGCAAGGTGAAGTCTTCCTGAACCACCCGTCATGAGAGTACGCAATGTACCATTACTGTCGATTCGCATCCGCTCGGTATGTTCAGTCTTAAACAGCATATAGTCACTAGATTGATTGTATTCAATAGTCCCTTTGTATCCTGATGTGCCTCCACCAGTTCCTCTGCTAAATAAAAGTCCTGATACTCCAGTTGTTGCCGTTCTAAGTTCTAGATAAGTCTCACTTCTGTCTGTTTTTCCAATCTGTAGAAGTCTATTCCCATGAGAGGAAGCGGTAGTAGTGCCAATAAGCACGCTGCCATCCGGGCGAATCCTCATTCGCTCGTTCCCAGATGTTCCAGATGCGTTATCTACAGCGGCGGATGTATAAAACCTTAAATTATTAGCCGATCGACCGTAACCACCCCAACCACCACCGTAATAACATACAACTTCAGTAGCACTTTCAAAAGCACTAGCTACGGCAATCGGATTGTTTGATGCTGATCTACTCCTGACTCCATAAACTCCACCCGTATTGCCACTCTGTGTGGCTCCAATGTCCATCAACATCCAGTCATTAGTATCTGAATAAGCACTTATTCGTGTTGTAACGCTAGATGTTGTTGGTGAAGTCGTACCTACTAACAACCTGCCCGTGCCATCGATTCGCATATGCTCGTCGCCACTAGTTCCGGTCGAAACCGTAAAGATACCAGTATCAATATTTAATAATGCATTTCCATTAGTTGCGCGGTAATTCTGCTTAATAGTTGTAGAGGTAGTGCCACCATTTGAGTAATTAATGTCAAGACCAGTCGCTCCATCATTGTTTCCTCCAACACGAACTACACCGTGGTTGCTGGAGTTTGCTACCTGAAGTAAAGCACCTGGATCTGCGTTACCAATTCCAACCTTGCCCGCGTTAGTAATGCACATTCTCTCGTCTGATGACAAGCCATCGGCTGCACCTGTGTAAAACTCAAGTTTTCCTGAACTTCCTCGAATTTCTAAGTCATTGCCACCTAGTTGCATATAAGATTTATACTGATTGCCATCATTCAGCATGAGACACGGGAAACTGTCATTAAAAATCTCTAGGTCTTTTGCTGGGGTCGTGGTTCCAACGCCAAGCTTGCCAGCGAATGTCCCCGTTCCGTCAGTTCCAACCTTGAACTTTTGACTGCCATCAGCAAATCCAAGATATAAGGCAGCAGTCGGAGATAGAGTGCCTGTGCGGTTGACTGTATAGAAAGAGCCACTGCCAGTAGTCTCAACTTTCCCGTCAGCCTTGATAAGAATTGTGTTGGCTGAACCATTATTTCCAGTGAACACAAATCCAGAGGGATTGTTATTTTGTGCATAGATTCCACCATAAGAAGCAGAGTTCGTATAAGCTTTGATTCCGTAATCATTATATGAAGTTGTGCCAGCCCTAATATCCCCAGTTACATGTAACGCATGGGAGGGATTTGATGTTCCGATTCCAACGCGACCAGAATTGTTAATTATCATTCGATCTGAACTATTATATTCATCTCTAATCAGAAAATGACCATTTGCACCGTTTGTGGATATTGAAAAAGCGCTATTAGTACCTTCAGTCAGAATAAACTTACCCGTATACTGAAGCTTTAAGTCGCCCGTGCTGTCGATTCGCATCCGCTCGAGAGCATTAGTCCCGAACGACATAAAACTATTTTCTTTATTCCAAATATAATTATCGTTACCATCCTGCTGGATCATAAAGCCACTACCTGCGGTTGCTCCAGTAGTGCTATTTGAAAGCATCAGTTCACTTGATGCGTCAGAAGTATGTAACTGAAGATCTCGAACAGGTGTGCAACCGATACCTACCTTGCCCCCAAACCTAGCGTTGCCATTAGCCAGGATCTCAGAAGTTAAAGTTGACCCTTGATATCCTTCGAAGACTTGCAAAGAACCGCTAGCCCTGCGTGAAATAACATTACCAAATGGACGGAGATGCACACCTGTGCCAGATGTGGCTGTACTACCAACACTGACGCTGCCCGAGCTATCGATTCGCATGAACTCAGTTCCGGCGCTTGCGAATCGAATATAGTCACTGCCGCGTGTATCAAAAACGCATCCGCCGCTTTCAGCGTACATTTCTAAAATGCCGGAATTGCCATGAGATGTATGAACACGTAGTCCTACTGAAGTATTTGTCCCAGTAATCAAAAGTCCTTTGTCAATAGCACCAAAGGCTCCAGTTGGTGAGCCGCCAATCCCTACGCTGTCCCCAAACGTAGCACCGTTTGCGTAGGTGCCTGTAGTGGCAGTTACAGCGCCACTACCAATGTCACTCTGTATCAGTGCTACCGTACCCGTCTTACCAGCAACAGACATTACTGGAGATAACGTTGGTTTATTCGTTAAGTCGTCGTAATCGCCTGAAGTAGCAACCGTCGCAAAGCTTCCGCTAAGGATGCCCACCATGCCGAAAAAATCTGAGCCCGATGCAGGGGCTGCTAGAAAGATAATGTCTGTTCCGCTTGCCGTGTTTGAAATATAGAAACCGTCAGTGCCTGATGAACTTGAATTAGGCTCTTGGACTACCCCGTCAATGCTAATTAATAGTTGAGATGCTGACGAAAGGTTGCTAATAACTGTGCCGCTATCGTCGCGTAGTTGAAATTGGGTCTCTGATCCATCAAAACTGTCAGCGTTCCCACTATTTGTCTTTTCATAAAGCAAGACCTTAACTGCTGCTGAAGGCCCGCTACCACCACCACTGCCGGATCCAACCTCTATGATCGACGCGGTTCCATTATCCTTCTTGAAAAATAATTTACCGTCAAAAGTGTTTACTGCTAGCTCACCCAGAGATAAATCCGAAATATTTGGAACGCCGCCAGAGGTCGAACTTCTTTTAAGTTTGACAGTAGTGTCTGTCATTTATCGTCTCCTTTGGCGGTCTTGCTATGTTATATTGCCATTATTTTGACACTATTATTCATCTGACTCCTCTTGAGCCTCCCGAGCACTTAGATACTCAATAACTCCTTGATACTTCAAAAGCAATTCACGTTTTTGCATTGCTTGTGAGTTTAGCGATTCAATCTCGCTAATAAGGACTTTTTGAGACTCTTGAAGCTTTGTGAGTTCAGGGTTGGTTTCAGCCATTTTAGTAATTTAGCTGCTTTCATTATACCAGTTATTTCATCGACTCAATCGTTTTACTCAAAGAGTCAATTTGCACCTGTTGCTCCTGAATTGCTTTGATCATAGGTGCTATTAATTCTAAATAGTTCATGCTTAAAACATCTTGACCATCTTTGACTTTACTATCTTGATAGCCTGCAAAATCCACGCCTGTTTCATCAATTATTTCTTTTACCTCTTGTGCGATTAGACCGTGATGTAAACGAGTACCACTGCGAGACCCGTCTTTAGGCACAGGCACAAGCCTTGCTTCTTTGTCAAATTGGCCGGGATTGTCCGGGTTTTCTACTTCGTCAAATACCTCATCAAAGTAATTATCACGGTAATCCCATTTATAAGCACGCGGTTTTAATTTTTTGATAAAATCTAATCCGAGGAATTCGTCTTGTATATCAATCTTGTCACGTTCATCAGATCGGTTACTTAAACCATAATAATGCAAGGTAGCATTTGTGTTACCAGCAACCACTTGATTGCTACCACTAGGTCGAGAATCATACCCTAGGCAGGTTGTATTTGAATAGTTTTCAGTATTGTTAGTGCTACCACCGGTAGTGTAAAAGTCTGATCTGTAGCCAATTCCAGTACAGTAATCACCATATTTTTTATTTTTTCCTGCATCAACACCGACATAAGTCCCATAACCACCTGTCGTAACCGCTTGTTGTGCCCTAGCTCCTATCAAAGTGTTTTCGTGGCCGGTAGACATGCTGTAACCAGCAAACGACCCAACTACTGTATTAACATCTCCGCTAGCAGTAGTAAATGTTCTAGCAGAATTTCCAATTATCGTGTTGTGCATCAAGCCAGATCCGGCGGTTGTTTCGCGGCCATCATGAATGCGGAGGTTGCCACACTTAATTGCATCAACGAACAATGATGCTATGTTAAAAGTATTAGCATCTGTAAATCCTGACATGAAAATAGCTTTTCCATCGGCCAATAATAAATTGCCACTAGAATCTGTCTGTATGAATGATGATGCATGCACACCATCTACAGTGTCAGCATCTAGGCCTGACCCCGACCCGTCATTACCTGAGTCCCAGATCGTTTGGGTACCATCCCTAGAAAGTGAGCCACTAGATGGACATTTTAGCCGCCAATTTCCGTTCTGGTTCAAGATGCCAATGTTATTGCTGTTGTCCGCATAAAGAACCCCTCTGATAGTGCCATTATTGGTATCCAGCCTTAAGCCGCATGTATTGCCTGACGTTCTGAATCGCATGTTATTAGCGTCTGCTGGGTAAATGTGCCATCCAGCCGACGTGCTTCCAGACCAATATAAACCGTCATTAGTTGTATTAAAATCAATCCAATTATCAGGCTGATAATAAGAACTACTAGAGCCCTTGTTCATATAAACAGAACCTTGCAATCCGTCTAACAAGTCAGCATCCAAGCCTGAACCTGCGCCGTCATTTCCTGCGTGCCAGACGATGTTAGTGCCGCCTTGCCTGATTGTGCCATAAATATCGGCCTGAGTATTGTTATGTCGGTACGCCCAAGATCCATTATTACTTAATAGACCAAAGCCAGTCGAGTCCCAATACAAATAACCCTTTCTTCCAGTTGCGCTGGCCTGCGTTGGTTGGTACCGATCATAAAGAATCAAACCCCCGCCCCCCAATGCCCCATCGTCTCCATTTATGTGCCAATAGTTAGACCCGGCACTGTAAAAATGTGAATCAGTTGATTGGTTGTATAAACCTTCACCTGCCTGATTATTTCTATACCATCCATCAGTATAAATATTGGCAAATGTGGCGTCGCCTGATGCTTTGATGAAGGCTTTTTCTACTTTTGTTCCGCCTATATCAGAAAACAGTTGAAAAGTTTTTGAATTTGCGTTGGTAGTTTGTGAATAAAGATCTACCGTACTGTCGGTTAAATCAATCGATCCCCCAAGTGTGGCGGATCCATCGGTTCCTACTTTAAACTTCTGAACTCCTTGAGTGAAACCTAGGTATAAAGCGCCGGTACCAGGAGTTATGTTACGATCAACTGTGTAATAATTCTCTGTTGACACGGTACCCTTAAATGTGGCGGCTCCTGCGGCTGTGATGACGCTTGTCTCCGTTGAGCTTCCGGTCGTATATCCAGTAAAAACGTTGGATGAGGATCTGGACGCATAGATCGTGCCGCTTTCATACAGCCTGACGCCATTAGCTGAACCATTATAGGCTTCACCTCCTGAGTAGACAGACCCCGCAAATGTGGCGGCTCCATCCACTCCGAGATCAATTACTTCAGTGTTGCTTGAATTTCTTCCTGAAAAAAGAGTGCCTGAAGCGTTATGGTTTGTGACGTATAAAGTGGCTGACGCTGCGTCACTATTGCTAAATTTGCCAGAAACATCGGCAACGCTACTACTACCAAAATTACAGCGTCCCGCAAATGTGGCGGATCCAAAAGGGTAAGTTGCACTGCCAAAATTAACTGAGCCATCGGTTGATTCTGCGCCATTTTTTACAGGAAGAATGTAAGTAGCGTCAAGATAGAAACCAGTTTTACCTGTCCTATAAACACGCTCCCCTGTTTGAACATCACCCGTAAATATGGCGCCCCCTGTACTGGTTAATGTCAGCGGAGTATGAGGTGCTCCGGTGCTAGGACCAACTTTAAACTCAAGACTTCCAAACGTAGAAGCATTTGAGCCGTAAGCTCTGATTTGAGAAAGAGTTGTAGTTTCTTGACTAAATTTTAATGTGCTGGCTTCATTTATGGTGTTTTGTCCTGAGGTAGAAATCGTACCGGCTGCGGAAACATTCCCGGATACGGTTAAGGATCCGGTCATGCTGTCTGACGTGTCGGACCTTAAGAAACTAGATGCGTGTAGATTATCTACAGTATCAGCATTACCTGAATCTGCTACTGCTACTGCATCTGCAGCTTCCCAGTAAGAATTAGTATCGTCCCATGTCAAGACCTGACCATTAGCAGGAGTAGTAGAATCTACGTTACTTAAGTCTCCAAGATTGCTTGGAATAGTTGGCTTGTTTAAGATCTGAGCGTCACCAGATGTTGCATTAAAATCCGCTTTTACATTAATTTCTGCATTCGATTGAATGCTGTCAAGCTTTGTCTTATCAGTCCCTGACATTAAGCCAGCGGTTCCGCCAGCACCAACAAGGGGTAGCGCTACATTTGAACCCGTAGATGAGTTCAATGATCTTGTAGCTGAAGTGTATGTTAAGTCTGTCCCTACGTTAGTTTCGGCGCCAGTGGCTATCCCGTCAAGCTTAGTCTTGTCCGAACCCGTCATAAGTCCTGACGTACTGCCCGCTACGACTTCAGGCAGCGTGGCATTGCCCCCAGTAGATGATTGGATTTCTCGACTGTTAGCTACGTAACTTAAGCCAGTCCCTATATTTACTTCAGCCCCAGCAGCTATGCCATCCAACTTGCTCTTATCTGTACTGGACATAAGCCCAGAATTACTTGTCGTAACATTAGTTATGACAGCATTATTCCCTGAGCTAGAAGATATAGTTCTAGTACTTGCAGTCCATGTTAAGTCACATCCTTGCCCAACTTCGATAACGCCCGGGGTTCCATCATCTTTTTTTAAAAAAAGCTTACCATCATAAGTATTTACAGCTAATTCGCCTAATTGCAAATCATTAACATCAGGAGTATTGCCCGTAGTCCCCGATCTTCTTAGCTTGATCACAAAATCGGGCATGTCCTAACCTTCGCTACACATATTCTGCCGTATATATTAATTATATCTTAGAAAACTCCACCATCGATGACACTGCTCCATGAAATGGTATCAGTTGCTTGGTCGTAGGCTAAAAGGCCGTCATTCGATCCGCCACCATCCAAAGCTGTAAATTGATTCGCAGTGTTGGATACAAGGACCGACCCCTTAGCGACAGAAGTTAGCCCTGTTCCTCCGTAAGCTGCTCCGATAGCATTACCGCCCCACGCTCCGCTGCTGATTGTCCCAACTGTAGTGATGGAGCTTTGACCACTATAGCTGCTAGATATACGGATTGAACTTGCGTTCACCGTTATGCCAGTACCTTGGCCGATGTTAAAAGTTTGTCCTGATTGAGTTAATCCATTGCCAGCCGTGATGATCCCCGTGTCAGAGAATTGCGCGAAGACTAAGCTGTCAGTGCCAAGGTTAACACTACCTGTATTTGTTAGCACAAAGCCTTTATTAGCGCTTACTGTGCCATCTTCTACAAATGTAAACAATCCTGGGGTGACTTCTGCAGAAACATTGGCGTCTGAAGTTCTAGTCCAAGCACCACCACTTACGACAGCATAAAGGCCATTCTCTGAGCCATCTGTTTGATCTTTGACAAGGATTCTGTCGCCGGCAGCAAGGCTTACTCCATCGACTGTCTGTGTATTTGAAAGCGTAATATTTGCGGTAGTAGCCGCTCTAACGCTAGGCTTGACATCCAGTCCAGATCTTGCAGCATCTACATACTGTTTATTCGCAGCGTCAGTAGCGTCTACTGGATCAGCTAAACCAACAATTCTATTAGAACCTAGAGCTACATTAGCAGCAGCAGCAGCCAATGTATCTAAAGTATTAGCCTGAACACCAGCATCAAAATCGCTTATTTTGGTATGAGCAATGCTAGGAATATCGTCAGAGACTAATAACCTATAGGTCGAGCTTGCGGCGAGGCCTGATGCAGGGCCTGCAAGGATCCTATTCGCTTGTATGTTTTCGCTTCGACTGAAGTAAGAACCTTCGCCAGCAATAGACTTAACGCTTGCAGCGGTGGTTCCAGAACCAACCCCGAAACCATAGTAAAGAGTATTGTCATTTTCATTATAGGCTAATTCTCCATTCAGCAATGTCGAAGGTGCTCCCGCGCTGCCGCTGGCATCTCTTCTCTTGATTCTTACGGAAGTCGCCATTTTAGCTCTAGATCATCATTATATCATTCCGAATCAGAAGTTCCCGCCATTAATAACTGCGTCCAGATCGCCGTCTAAATGAAAATCACCAGAGACACCCATTCCACCATTAACTGTTACTGCACCGGTAGTAGAGCTAGTGCTTGAGGTTGCATTTTGAACATCTAGACGACCTCCAAAAGTGTGAGTAGCCGTGATTGTTCTTGCATTGCTAATGTGTACGTATTGTAAATGGTCATCATTACCTAAACCCTTGAGTCGACCATGGTCTATAAAATCTTCGCTAACATGAATGTTCTTATCGTATTTACGAAGATCTTCGTAGGCTTCCACGACAACATTGCTTGTATTAGCATAGCTTGTGTCATATTTATAGATAATTTTATATAGTTCTTTGATTTCTATGTCCGCCATAGTGCCAAGGTCTAAATCTGCAATTCTGACTACAGACGCTGAATTGACAGAGTCATACGTACCTTGACCTGTAACACCAATGATAGGGTATAATGTGTTTTGTGTTATGCAGACAAAAGTAATAAAGTAGGCTCCATTAGTAACTGCAGTATTTGCCCATGATCCCGCGTTAGAATTATAAGTGGGTACACCTGCAGAGTCGACCCAAGCATACTCGGTAGGAGTCGTGTGACTCCACTCGGATGCTCCGCTATTAGTTACTTGATAGAAAACTGGAATTTTAGCGGCCGGAGAAAGTACTTGCTGAAATAAATTCTGAGCGGTATTTGCTGCTGGTGTGGCGGAATGAGTCGCAGGTATTTGCAAATCGTGAAAACGACCAGTACCGTTGTTTAACGAGAACTTGGCCTGACTATCTGCCGAGCCATCATTACTCGTAGTGATATTGCCAACGTCAAAGCCTGCGACTGTTGCTGATCTGGCTGATTTTAAATACCCTAAGGTATTCCAGTCCATGGTGATTCCATGCCTGTTGTCATTGATCATCAATGGCACGCCATTAGTTTGATCCCACCAAAGAACACAGACGGGGGTGTCTAACTTGTAGTCAAAAGCAGTAGTTTTTATCTGCAAGGTAAAAGTTTCATCTAAGTAAATGTTGTATATTCCAGTCGCCGTGGGCTGAGGTACAAACTTATAGCTTGTAAACGTATGCTTAAGTCCCCGACACCACACCGCCGCGGACGCTCCTACGGGGTATAGCCAGATTTGCTGCTCTGTTGAGCGGTAAGCAACAACAGTACTGTCTTTATCCACAAACCCAGAAGGGCCTGATGAATCTGTAATGCCTGTTAAATTCCTGACATACGGTTCGTCGAGTGTAATGACAGTCTGACTAGATGCTGAATTATGAATGACCCCGTCTTCAGCAATAACAACTAAGGCAATCGCGGCGGATATTGCAATCTGTAAATCTGCTGAAGTTACATATTCTAACCTTTCTAAAGCAAGGCCTTCTTTAATATATAAAAGATTTTCGTCAGTTGCATACGCCAACTCTCCCTCTTCGAAAGAGGTGGGCGCTGCTAGTAAGTTTGCAGCAGTTCCCCTTGCTAACTGGATTTTTGCTCGATTAGCGGGTACTGGCATCTGTCTTTTTTTGCTGTGTTAGTATTCCGCATCGTATAAATGTTCCATAAGAGCAGCGTATAGCTGCATCTTCATAGAAGAAAGGCACTCTTGCTCCTCAGGCGCCCCTCCAGGCCAACGATCGAGCCCCTCAGAAACAGTTCGGTAGAGCAGTCGTAGTGCCATTTTGTTCATCTGCATTGAAGTGACATAAGACTGTTCATCCATAATAAATCACTTCTTTTTTTGTTTCCTAGTGCCTTTCCCTGGTGCTAATCGGGAGTTTTTCCCGTGGCCATTTCTTGCTCTATTTTTCTTTGGATCTTCTAGCTTGAAACCACCGCCACTAGCATGACTTACGTCCTTTCCACCCTTACCCATAATGCCACGGGCGCGACGCTCCCTTGACAGGTCTGCTCTATACTTCTTTTGCTTAGACGAAGAATTTCGTTGCTTGTCGTAAGCTAGTTTCTTTTTATAGGATTCAGGATTGCTTGCGTAAAAAGAAGCAGTAGACCTTTTCTTTGGTGCCATTACTTTTTACCAGTCCCTTTTTGTCTACGAGTCGTAGCGCCGTTAAAGGCACCGGTACGCTTAGGACTGGCTTTACCTTTATACTCCGTTATAACTTTCCCTGATCCTTTTCGTTTGGAAGTCATTTTAGCTGTAGACAAAGGTAAAGGCATTCTCAGTCCTCCAATAAATTAGTTTTCCGTGGTTAAAGAGGCGTCCCATCTTTGTTCTTTGACTCAGGGACGTAAGCAGGGGTTCCCAGGCTCCCGTCGTTCACTGGGTCTGCTATCCCTCTTTCCCTGATTACAGGATGAGACGCATCTACGGTGGCGTCAATATTGACACCGTCAATAATCCTGGGACCATTAGTGTAGACAACATCATTCATCTGATTTTTCCTCAGAAGACTTAGGCTGTGTCACGGATCTCTTGATAGCAGTGAACTTGCTTGTACTCTTCTCTACAGGCTTAGCTTTGGCTTGCGATTTTTCTTCGATTTTTGCGGGCTTAGCTTCTTTCTCTTCAGATTCTTCTACCCAGCCAGCCAATCGAAACTCTCTAGCTTCAACCGTGAAATAAGCAGTACGCTTAGATCCGTTTTTAACAAAAACTAATGGATTGTTTAAATGCATAATAAAAAGGGTGACAGAGCACCCTTTATTATTCCCTAAAAGGAACGATCAACCGTCAACCATGTCAAGGAAAGCCTTGGTAACAGTTGCTGTTCCTGATCCAGGAGTAAGAGTATACTTGACATTGTTGTCAGCGTCACAGAGTGCTCCACGGACGTGAGCAATGCCAACTCCGTTTAAATCAAGGTCGCCAGCGCCAAAGCTGACATCCTTACCGCCAATGTTGAAAGTAACATCGCCGTTGCCGGTGATAGCAGCGCCGATGACGACAACGCGAATAGTTTTGATATTCTTAAGCATTACTGCAGAAGCAGTATCACTTGTGGTCACTTCGAGGTTTGCGTCAAGATCAAAACCTTCGCGGGGGAACATTCCCGTTGAACGTGCAGCCATGATGAATTAAAGGTAAAGGAACAGCTAGGGCGCTATCTGCAACGCACAAAGCCTATCTTATGGTTCCTAATATATAGAGGTATATATTGCATAAAAAAAGGGGCCGAAGCCCCTTTATTGTTAATCTTTCAAAAGATCAAGCAGTTGCGTCAACATTACATAGACGAGAGACTGCTCTTCCATTGATCAGAGCTAAACCGCAATACCATTCAACTCTGATTACAATTTGAGGTGAGGCAGAAGACTCTCCCAAATCGCGGACTTGAACGCCACCGTTCTGAATACCAGTCAACAAATCATTGCCGAAAGATGCGACATAGATGGACTGATCTCCAGGGGTTCCGTCAAGGATGGGAGTGTTTGCATGATCCCGATCCAGTTCAACGACAGGCAGGCCGGCGTAAACCATCTGCTGATAGCCAAACTCGTTACGAGTAATCTCGATCTGAGCATTTGCCCGAGCTTGCTTAGTCAGATGACGACGCATCGACTTAGACATCACGAGATACTTGCGACCACCTTGGGCGTCGACAGCATCGACGGCTTCGTCGAGAGCAGCAAGATCAAGAGCAGCAGCAGAAGAGGCGTTGCGAATGACCTGAGAGTTTGTAGCGTAGCTAGCGGCAGGAAGTCGAGCGGCTAGGCCGTCAAACTCAGAAGGGGACTGATTGGAGTCGCCGTTGATGAACAGTGATTCCCAAGACAGACGCATTGCGCGAGTCTTTGACTGCACTTGATAGGCACGAGACTCGTTTCCTTCCAAGGAAAGAATTGCCCGATCAATTTTGATATCACCACCAAACAGGCGGAGAGATTCCGACTGTTGGCTGATTTCAGCGTAGCTTTCTGAATAGTTAGAGTTGTAGTTCCTGAAACCTACTTCGCCCAGGCTTTCTTCTCTTTTCCAGAAGAGTCCATTACCTTGGATGTCTCTGAAGGGCAGCACGCTGAGCAAGGATCCAGCGGCTAACTCAGATACCACGGCTAACTGTTGGGGGTTAGCTGAATGCTTCTTGGCTTCGGTCAGTGTAAGAGCCATTTTAACTCAAGTTGAATAGGGTGAACAAGGAAAAGGTGAAACGTGTTCAGAGCGTCTCGCTCCAACTCGATACACCCTGCCCAGGTCAACCATCTCGGTCGCACTAAACCGGGTGCTTTCTAACATATAATTCCGAAAATAAATATTCTTCCCATTTCTTAATCTAGAAATAGGCAGCCTGTAGGTTAATTACCAAAAGCTTTCATAAATAATTCGTCATTAGACATTCCGCTGAGGTCTTCAACTGGCTGACCGTTAGAGTCAGTTCCTCCGTAAGTTAAACCTGCCCCAGTACCTTTAACTCCTTTGAAGAAAGTACCGTAAACAGGATGAATCTTAAAACTACTGATGAATTCTTCTGGGGTAATTCTTTTTCCGGTCTCAGAATCCAAGACAGGGTCGCCTTGACCATCAACTACTACGACAATTCCGTCAGATTCTAAAGTGAATCTACTGCTTAGTTGCTCTGCGAACATATCGAAGAAAGATACGCCATCGGCTGCATCAGTCCTGCCTCCGGCAGAATTAAATACCTTTTCTAAAGCATACTTCTTCTGAAACGATGCAATCTGAACTTCAGCGGCCTTCGCTTTAGCCTCGGCTTCCGCAGCCTGTCGGCCATATTTCTCTTCAATAGCTCTAATTGATTCGCCATAGCGAGACTCCGTTTCTGCGGCTTTTGCTGCATCAGCCTGTAAGACTTTGTACTCTTCTGGGTTGATCTCAGCAAACTTTTCAAGCTGCTTTTCTTTCTCTTTGATTTGTCGCTCATAAGTCTTACGAGCTTCTCTCTCAGACTTTAAGGCTTTTAGAAGATTGGTAACATCTTCCTTTTCTTGTCCTTGGTTCTCAGTGTCAAATGTTGACTCTGGAATGGACACGGCTTCTGTTTCAATAGCCGATTTAAGTTCTTCAGACATCTATAAAGAGCAATCCCTGCTCAGTTAGGCGCTATATTGTTCCAATAATCATGCTGAAGGAGGATCGTCCTCAATCTGCAACAAGGTCAAGGTTATTTGAATAGAACTAGAGTAAAAACCGCTTCTGTTTCTCACCTTTGCATAGGCTCTTCTGGAGATAGGAATATCGTCATTGAATCCATAGACGATAGGAGCAACTTGGTGTGCATTCTCGTCAGGCGGCGTCAACTCCGAAAAAATGCCACTATTTGGAGGAGAAAAAGCGTCATGAGCTCGGTTCAGATCTTGAGTTCTAGCAAAAGCGTTAGTGTAAAAAGTGACAGTAGCTCTTGGGACAGTTTGTATTTTCAGTATCCCATATCCAGTAAAAGCATCAAAGTCAACCTCAGCTATGCCTAAAGCTTCGGTCGGATTGGTAAAGATGTTTATAACATTGCGAGAGGCAATCGTTGAGAACTGTTTGGGGTGCCATCTATTCAGGCCAGTATCGTAAGCAAGGACGCTGCCATCAGGAACGACTCCTGCTACAAAGCCTAAACCCATGTCTGTTGAGACATCGTCAAGATCCGTTAGCTCAAACTTTTTCACCTTAAATAAAGTATCACTTGTGTCGTAAATAATGGCTTCTCCCCCTGTGGGGGCGTCATTAGTAAGAGCAGACCCAATCTCAACGTCATTAAACTGCGTAAGACTTATGAAGTTTGAGCTATTTTCCCAGAAGCCAGTTGCGTTATTATATTGAATAATATCGCCGTCAGCGGGATTTATAAGGCTGACATCATATAAAGCGTTAATATTAAAATTATTAAAAGAGAATCCTCCATTAATCCAATTTGTCCCATCATGCATCAATACTTGGCTTGGCGTCGGGATAGCGAGCGTGAGCGTCGGATCAAAATTATCAGTGACCGGTTGATCAATAAGTGTATGTATTCTTATTGAAGTGCTTGTCGAATCTGTAAAGACGATCCTGTTGGCAGTTTGTGTGGCAACGACCGACAGTTCTGTATCAGCATTTATTAATGCTGTCAAAAGTTCAGCTATGTAAATCCTTAGTTCAGTGTCCAAGTTTGTGCCATTAGCGATGGCTCTAGACTCCGCCTCTTGGAGATGCGGCATAGTTATCGCAAACTGAAATAATCTATCGTTTATGACTATCTTCGGTACGTCTTCCTGTACATATAGACCATCTACTGTCACGGCGTATTCTGTTTCGTATGCGCTTGGTAGATTGGTTACTACATCATTTAAATCCTCAAATGAGTTAACATAATGTTTATTCACCCAAAAATTTAGAGTAGAGTCATATGCCAATATTTGGTTATTCGCTAAAGTCGATGGGACTATAAGAGTGTCATTGATATTACTGAAAGAAATTCTGAATGGTTGATTTTTAAATTTAGTAACAACTCCTGTTTGAGTCCAGGTCTGACCAGCAGGGATAGCACTGCCGGGATCAACCACCGCAGAGGATACGATCGTTGCATCCACGTCCAGAGTAATGTCTCCTACAGCAGTTGAGACGGCTTGTATAATATCTTGGTCTTGAACGTTATCAACTTCTACATCACCAAGACCATCTAGATTGTATACAAAATCTTGTTCGCCAAATACGCCAGTTGTTTGATTAAAAGCAAGTATTGACTCATCCGCCGCACGGAAAGTAGCCGTACCTACATCTGCTGTGTCAGCAAGGTCGGCGCTGGCAAAAGCAAACGTAAAAGTAATAGCTGTGATTCCAGTAAGAACTTGCAGTCCATTTACACTAGATTGACCTGTGACTTGTATATTAATAGTATCTCCAGTAGAGAAGCCATGAGGCTCAACAGTGGTTACTATTGCAACATTTGAGGCAATGGCAATGCTAGTAATCGTTCGTACTGTATCTGACTCCAGAACCACATCGCTCAAATCTCCAAGTCTTTGACCTTTCCCTACACTAATACCTCCAGCCGTACTGCCATCTCCGACGTATAATTTTTTTTCGTCGGTAGTAAATACTGGTTCTCCTAAGAGCGGAATAAAAGATCCACTACTCCTTTCTGCCTCAGTACCTCTACGGATCTGTAACGCCACAACATACCCTATAATCGTAATAGGTTTCCTTTATTATATTTCTTGTATGAATGGAAGGATCCAGTCTTCGGCACTATTTTGCACTTCTATAATTTCCAATTGCGCTACAGCACATTTTTGATACAACAAAGTATATGCCGACTGGATTGTAGATTGAGTCATTGACCCTGATCTGTCTACAAATAAACCAACCAATGTTCCTGGTAGAGCGTTTTGTAGCCCGCACAACTCGAAGATATCTGTCATGTTAGCCGCAGTTCCGCTGTCTCTTCCAAGATTGAAAGGGCCATAGGATCTTCCCGTAGAGTGCGGGTCCAATGCATGATTCATCGGCTGCCTGACCAGAAAGCCCACCTCCTTAGTGGGAGACCCATAGAGTTGAGTGAACGGAGAAGTATAGTCTTGAGCCATAAAGATTGGTACATGATACGGACTAGAAGTACTATCAGTATTATCGACTACATAAAGGCTTAGTGCAAATAATCCAGGATTGTCGAACCAAATCTCTGAACCAGTGTTATGAGTGAACTCTACCCTGATCTCTAGGAAATCGTCATCATTCGCAAGATCTACAGGAGTGAAATTGCTTTCAACTTGAGTCCCAGTAAACGATGTTGTTCCATCCGCAGAATAGCTATTGTAATCGGTGACAATATTTACAGTGTTATCGGTATGTGGATTGTAAACGTCAACGGTCATATTACCATCACAAACGTATTTAAACAATACTCCATCTGAAACTTGATTAGTCGTCGTCGATACATATGCAGGGATCCTAACTTTGTATCGGAAGGTAAAAGTTCGACCTTGTAAGCTAGGCACTTCGTCTCGGTTTCCTGTCGATAGAGGTAGGTTATTGCTTATCCGAGAATATAAATCATAAGCAGTAACTGCATTATCTTTTAGAAAATCAGTATAACCTCCAGAGGCCATCGTAGATCTAGCATAAGACGTATCTTGCACTTCAACGACTTGTGACAAATAGTGTGCAGATGCCGCCCATCTATACGACATAGGGAACGACGATCGGGCATTCTCGCTTGTTGGGAAAAATTCTGTAATATTTGGAAAAAGCGTATCTAAATAACAGGCCCTTTCTACCATGAGTCCATCACTATAGACTGAATAGAATTCTCTATAGATATGAGGCACTGTCAAAGTGTTTTTTGTCTTCGGGCATATATGTATGGGATTAGTTAAGTCAGCAGCATCTGCGGAAACATCGGCAGTACCTGGGTTGGTTATCCCAAAACTACTCATATCCGCGGCCGAAAAAGTGGATTGAAATTGTGCAGGTACTAGCAAATTGAAGTTTCTGCGAGGGAATAAATTTCTAAATTCTTCCCACTTGTCGTACATTCCACTAACGGTTTGAGCGTCAGATTCATCAGTTATCCCTATACATATTGCTGACTTACTAGCTAAAAGTCGAGCAAGACTTATTGTCCTGGCTCCCGTCTTACCTGTTACAGATGATTTTCCCACCACCGTCTGCTGCTTCTCGATAACAAAATCACTCACCCAGTAATCTCCTGCAGCCAAATCGCCGGTATCCGGTTGTGGAATGCCAGATATTAAAATTTCATCATCTATATTGAATAAGTTGCCATAAGTAATCGTCTGCCCTGTCCCTTGAGTCGACGGGACTAGCGCGGCTCCTTTTCTCCTGACGATAAGCCTAGCAGCGGCTGTGGGATCTGGGTGAATAGTAATACTATGAGGGCCATATCCTCCATTCTCCGCGCCTGTCCTATTGTGTATATTTTTGCCTATTACCGCTTTTAATGGTAGCTGAGAATTTGCGGAATTTAAGTTTCTGTAATACAGCTTGTCAGCCAAATACAAGTCTCTATTCCCTCCAGCATATCTTGGCAGGTAATATACAAAATCACTAAAGTCTTCCCTGATAAAATTCCAGAAATCCCTGATCCAGTCTGAGGCATCCCCGCTACTGTTAAGCGTCATCTGGGGCAATGGATGCAAGTCAAGATAGCCTTCAGGTTTGATTGATTGTGAATTATAGAGAAAATTGTCTACCTGATAATAGACCTCCAGCGTAGTGGGGTCTATATTCATTCCGTCAATGTGATAGCCAGTATTGCCATAGATTCTATGGATCCCTCTGTAAACAGAAGTTCCTCCAAGTAGTTGATTCTCGTAAGGATAATACCCAGAGCCGTTGCCGACAGAACGAATAAAGCCCGAGTGTGAATTGCTTAAAGGTTGCAGGTATGTCCCGTTATCTTCTCCCAAGGCTTTCTCAATATTCATGGTTTGAAACTCGGAAACCATTAAGTGCTGAAGCAACGAATGAACATTTATGTCGAACAGGTATATCCCAGTGTCTAAAAGCATGGTTTCCATTTGTGCTTTTACTGACGATCTGGATGCTACATATGATTGAACTCCCAAGTTTGTCGATATGTCTGATGGACTGTTAGAAGTCATTAAGTCAGCCCCTATGTAAATATAGTCAGCCTCGTCTCCAGCATCCTCAGAGAACCTGAAAGCAGGGTGTGTCTTGCCTCCCTGAGTGTTGCTCCCGTATGTACATCTAAGTTGATACACCCCCTCGAATCTTTGTGATTTAATGCTAAAACGCGGAATCTCAACGAATGTACTAATAGCAAGTGTTCCTTGAATAACATCCACCACCTGAGTAGGTACTGCCGCAGTTCCTGAAGCAGGAGGGAATCCCTTTGTCGTCCTCACCAGGCATTCCCAAACCTTATCTTGGTAAAGGACACGATTGCCTTTTTGATATAGAACTACGTCACTCCATTCTTCTAAACCTTCTCTAATTGTTGTAGATGCAACTTCTGTTATCGTGCCATTATAAGCAGATTGAGCAGATTGAAACTCTACTATTCTTAGCCACTCTCCTGCCATTTTAGTGCTGTCATCTGCATCGTAGTAGAACTCAACTTGGAATCTGCCAGTCCTTGTGTGAGTGCAACCAACTCGCCTCATGTAAGAATGTGCTATTAGTTCATGATTTCTAGTGTTAAACGTAAGCTGTGAATTTCTTTGAGCAAATGTAAAGTAATAATATCCGTAAGTATCAGTACTCTGTCTCCATCCAAACATTTGAGGAGGAGTTGGATCGCTAGATACATCAATTAAATTAAATTCCAACTGTAATTCATTGGAGAACCTGTCACTTGCGTCAATAGTCGAATCGGTAACACTTGAATCATTTGGATCTCTAGTGCTTCTTGGCATGAGGGCCTCAAAAGCTCTGTTCCTGGCCAGCATTACTCCAAATATTTGCTTAGTATTGTTGCCAAAGTTTTGATATGCTTCTACAAAAACTTCTGCTGTACGAGCAGGATCGGGAAACTCTTCGCTTTCGACTAAATCATCTAGAGACGGCTCTGTTTGCCCTTCTGAGGAGCCTGACCAGCCGTCGCCACCAAAACCGGCTCCTTGAGCACTTTCTCGACCATTCCCGCCTAGACCACCAGAACCGGAACCTAAGCCAGAGCCTCCTATGTTAGGGCCTCCTGAAAACATGGAGCCACCTCCTATGCCTCCTTGGCTGTATTCTGCTATAACACCTGCATAGCTTTGACTGGTATTAGACCTACTTCTGCCTTCCCTTGAATAAGATTTTTTTCTCGTTCTTATTCTCATAACTCTTGCGTTAGCGTCTGAAGCAAGATCATTTATGACTTGACGAGACAATTCTCCTGTGCCTCCGGCTACTACGTCAGCAGTCTCAGCTTCTTCTAGCAATTCATAGAAATATTCTCTGTCTTCTTCCGTATCAAAGAAGAAAGCATCAAATTCTTCATCAGAGCCTTCTACTTCAAGCTCATTAAGATTAATCGTTATGCTTTCAATCTCCGCTCCTCTAGGCATACTGTAGGTAAATTCCCCTAGTCCCGAAGCACCACCGGCCCAAAGCATGTTTGCAAACTCTTGGAATCTTCTTGGCAAAGAACTCGCTATACCCAGGCCAACAACTCTGTCAAGGGGCGTTGTCCATTTCTGCGTTGAGCTATCAAATGACAGCATTTGATTGTCAAACAAGAATCCATCTGTGTCAGGGATGATCTCTACATCACCTAAAGAGCCAACAGTAACATCAAACCTTTTTACATTAAATTCATTAGCAGTTGCGTCCCAGAAGAGGACAAATGGAGGCAAGTCTTCTGCCTCGTTAATCTGGATCTTAGCCCCAAATTCTGCATTCTCGGGAGAGAAATAGTAGAGACCAGGCAAGTCTTGTTCAATATCTGCATCTTGAACATTCCCTCCGCCAGAATCTAACTCCTCTTGCGATGCATTAGGGTCTGGGACGCTCCCTAAGACATTAAATGTTATCTCAGGGATTTCGTCATCACCACTAGGGAGTGAATAGACTGGAGGGAAATCTGGGTCAGTCTCAGTGTTAATCCAGTAGCTTGAGGTGGCCTTATCTTCAAAGTAAGTTGGTAGATCAATCTCAACCCGGCCATCGACGCCAGGAGTACCAGTCTCAGTTACCAAGGAGCTCGACCAGATAGATCCAACCGGATCTAAGCTATGTGTTCCGTCAGGTTGAGCGGAAAATTTAAAAGTTAAGTTTAAAAGAGTTGCGTCAGAAAGGTCAAAAACTAGCTTGCGATTTTTGAAAGCTGTTAATGTATGAGCTCTCTCATTGTTAATAGCAAATGCTGCATTTTCGCCAAACATCATCACACTATATTCTTGATCAGTCGGCTCCCAGGAGCTAAGAGCAGATATAGATATTTCAGGAACGTCTTCTGCAAGTTTCGGAGTATGATTGACAAACTTACCGACGCTACTGCTGAATTTTATTATGTCTTTGTTTTCAATTTGGTAAAGTCCACAGTTATAAGCTGGCGATAAATTTTGATTAGCGTAGTCATTAACATATTTCTGAGTAGACGGATCAATGAAAAGCATTTGACCTAGCTGAGGATTAGCCGTTAAAGTAACTTCCTCCATCTCTCCAACATTAGGAGTTCGAGGTAACTCGATAACATCCCATTTCGCAGTTGTAGCATTATATTGCAGGCTTGAATAGTGCGTTTCAGTACGTTCAGAATCGTAAAAACTAGAAGGGCTTCCAGAAACGTCTTCAAGATCCTCCAGCCCGAATTCATCTGCTGTGTCATATTTTATTGTCCATTTGCCAGTCTCCTGACTATACATCAGGATCTGCTTGTCTTGGGCATTCGTAGCATCTGTTTCGAGATCAACGTCAGCCAAATCCTGCAGAGATTTGTACCTCTTGCCAATAGCCCATCTATTACTGCTCGGCTTCCAGTAAATAAAGTCATTATCTTCAAGAGGATTATGATCTATGTCAGCGTCAAGAAACTCTAAAAGAGTAAGTCCATCCAGAAGTCCAAAGCCACCCCTCGTCTGTCCGTCGCCAATGTAAAGTTTATTTGTATCTATTGTATATAAGGGCTCGCCTGCCTTAAGTATCAACTGTTCACGTTGTGACTCAGTAACTTTTCTAATCTGAAGAGCCATCTATAAAGCCAGTCTGCCAATAGGATACCGCCACTAGACAGGCAAGTATCCATAAATTAAGTATGCATAAACCTCTTTGCTTTCTATGTGTTTCCTCCAAGAAGCACCAGTAGTGTCAGTGCGATCAAACCCTGACGGAAACATTTTCTCAATGCTGAAGTGTGTGGATTTAGGCGTATTGTTTGATCCAAATAAAATTTCTGTCATAGCCGAACTGTCTAGAGGAACATTCGCTGCATTCCCCTCTGCGTCCTTGTCGTAGAACAAGATTGTTTCGGCCTCTTCGTCGAATTCGTACCTGAGTCTAGAAGTCCAGTAGACGAACCCTTGATCAATTTGAAGTAAGTCATCTTTTGGATCTTCATAGTTTAACTTAAACTCATGCAAATAATCAGCAGAAATGGTTTGCGACGTAACGGAAATGTTTAGTTCCGGGAAAGTCGTATCTCTCATCACAGAATCTCCAACCGAAAATATATACCCATCAAACTGATGCTCTGAGACTGGGTTAAAGATTTCATATCTCCAGTCGAGAGGGTCTGCATGGTAGATAGCGCTGCCTCTTATAGACTTTCGCTGAAACTCATTTAAATTTTCAAAATTGCCTACATAAGGAGCTTCGTTATATCTTGCTGTAATACTATATGTTATGTGTAAAGTTTCAGTCCCATATAGGAAATCATAGTCCTTATTCTTTGGCTTAAACTTGACGATATAGCCCCCGCCGGTTGACGACACTGGACCATCACTTGTTGCAAAACTAAAGGTAAAGTCATTTGCGGACACGTAATTAGCGTCTGACTGTATATATCTGAAAGAGCCATTGTTGTCGGGAATAGCCAAAGAAATTACAGGCGCCCCTACTTCTTCAAAAGAGAATACAGGCTCTTGGCCTTGCCATCCAAAGACGTTCCCATCATTAGTCACCGAAGGGAACGGCACAAATACTTCCACTTCCTCAAACTCCTGCAAAGCCCCAGACAAAAGTTCAGAGTCTTCAGTAAATGCTTCTGGATCATATTCATTGCTTGGAGGTTCATCTACGTCAACGTACTCGACTGCGAATGCTTCAACAGAAGGAGTGTATGGCGATACGTAATTAGTAACACTCCCAACAATTGTAATGTTAATTTGTTGTTCTAAAGGGGGTACTGCACTGTCAAAGCTAAGCGGCCTTATGAAAACTGTAGTGCTAACTTCTAAAACCTGTCCTTCAGTAAGTCCGGCATAAGTGCTGTAATTTTGATCAAAGGCCCACCTCCCTGACCTCGGATGAATAACAAAACCTGCCAATTCTGTAGACGTAAAATGAGGAGCTCGGTGGGGATGGTAGTACAATACTCCGTCTTCCTCCTCTAAGTAATTACTGTCTTCAGAAAGCATAGAAACATATCCATACTTCTCAGAACTCCCTTTTCGTGCAAATATATTCTGGATCGGCTGAACGACAGGGACGTTGTCTATTCCTTCTATTTTAAAAGTAACTGTTTTTGTAAATTCGTTTCTGTCTCCGGCTTGTAACGGAAACTCTTTCATCTCAAGGATGTTGTCTCCTAGGATTTCAAAATATTCAGGTAGGTTGAACGAGGCCGGATTAAGGGTGTAACTTTTTTCAATAAAAGGGATAAAAGTGTCGTCAACAGTCAATGCAAATTTAAGGTTTAGGTTATAATAATTAATCCTTAGATCTTCGCCTAACCCTGTCCATGGGGCGTATGTAATCAATACATAATGCAAGTAAAGGTTATTTCTTTCATAGCTAGCAAACTTTGTGTGATCAAGTAAAGGTACATTATCTAAATGTTCATGAAGACGATGTATAGGGACTAAATCGTAAGCAAAATTGTTAGGGCCATTAGTAAGGCCGTAATCTACAGGCCCAGCACCTGATAAAAACTCCCATTCAGGAATATCGTCTGGTATCTGGAATTGTACTACGCTTCCGTTTGGAAGAGTAGCATCATTAGCTGGGTCGATAGGCCGGTTAACTAGAGCAGGCCAGCCATGTACATTTACATTGATACGCTTACCTGGATACACCGCATTTGCTCTTATTATTGAAGCTTGAATTTTTTTTCCAGTCACTAAAGTCGCTATTTCAAACATATATAAAGCAGCGTCTAAAGGTCCATTAATATTGTCTGGATTGATCGCCTTGATCTCTGTGAAATGTACGCCTTCTCCTCCTTTATTATTAATTAAAAAACTTAAGAGACTGGTAGTAAAGATACCTCCTATCCCAGCATACAGTCCGTCGATAGGAAGCCAAAGAGGCGTGTCAATAGAGGCTGAGTCCAACATGCCTTGGATCATTACAAATTTTGTATAATCGTCTCCAGAGAGCCCGGAAGGAATTGCGTCATGATCATTAGGGTGTGGCAGACTCAAAAGATCTACTTCAAAAATTGATATACTTTCTTCCAAAGACCCAAGCATTATCCCAATCAATACGCCTGAACCGAGAGCAAGTGCCGCATATAAATTTAAGAAAAGATTGTATCCATAGCCTTCTGGATTTGTGGCGCTTCCGACTTCACTTTTTACCTCTAATCTTTTTAAGATTTCTGGGTAGACGAGCCAAGTCGCTCCTGACGGTATCTCGCCCACATCTAAGAAAACTGGATGTTTTGTTCTTTTCTTTCTTTTGCTTGCTTTTTCTCTTGGCAGCTTTTTTTCTTCAACGATTTTTATAGGTTCTTTTGGTTTGACGTTTTTATGCATTACATTGAACGATTCATCGACATATACTTTTGTCCCTATCGGAGGTATTGTATTAGTTACAAGGTTTACGATATAGATTTGATCATCGATTTTTACAGTAGCAGAACCTGATTCATTAAAGCCATGCCACTTGGCCATCCCAGGGATGCCTCTTTTCTTGCTGTACTCATCTGCTGACAGCAAGGCTCTTGCTGCTGCTGCAACTGCATCTACTTTTGCTACTAATTGCTTAATAAGAGGAGTGTCCATCTACCTCCATGCCGCTCCTAAGAATTTCTCCCCACTCCTAATATTAATTTTATCTTTCTTACGTTTACTCGCGTATGCGGCACTCTGAACATTATATTTTGTACCTTTGTAAGAGACTGTCGGTTGATTGTTTAGTTCGTAGCCCTCCCACTTTCCTTCAAAGTTTCTTTGTCCAAAAGCACCTCCTCCTACTGAATTTTCGATAGAATTTATCCTTTCGGCTTGGGCAGTTCTTGCTACTAGCTCTAACAAGCTAATCGCATTGTTTGGATTGATAAGAGTCATTGTGTTTTAATGTTGACTTGTAAATTAAATCTGGCGATATTGCCTCCTGATGTAAGCTCTTGAACCCCTCCTAGGCTATGAATAGAAACAACGTTTACTACGTCTAACGGTTGCGCTGCTATCCTTTCAAATACAATAAATGTATCAAATCTCATAGGGATTGAATTCCCATTGTGTATGAACTCAAAATATTTAGAGGTAGTCGTAGCTTTTCCAACTAAAACAGATACGTCATTCTCCGTATAGGTATAGCTCAGCCTGATATAACCTCCCGCGGAAGGAGGGACTTCTTTTGTCGTTAAAGATGCATGATCAGTCGTTGGGCTGAAAGGAGTTCCACTACTTAGAAACAAGCCAGCTTCAAACTGCCTATTATTTACAATCGCTTTGATGTTCTTATCTAGTTCAGTTTCAGAGACTACAGACATCTCAACCCCTGGCGCTGAGTTAGTGTGCCGAGGGCTTCAAACGACTAGGAGGATAAGGATAGTTGTACTCAACTATATTATTGAAATCAACTGTTAAATTTGTCGTGGGATTTGAGATCGATCCGTAATCGCTTGAATACCCAAAGTTCGGGACATTAGCCCCATAGTTCCATCCTTTGAACAATTTCTTTTTAAAAGAAAATTTATATTCGTATGTGTATTCTGTCTTAAACTCATACCTAAAGACATCAGAATTTCTTGGGAAAACCTCATGGGTTGAGGGTAACGAGCTAACAGTAACAGGTGCCAGAGTGTCAGGGTCTACTACTTTTAAAGGTGTATTGATAGTAGCTTCGTATAACCCTAGATCTGGGGTTTCCGGATAGCTTGACTCTCCTGTATCAAAGTTTCCGCCATCGTATGACTGCAATAATGCCGCACTACCTCCGATTACGAAATCACCGCCATCACTTGAGACTCCTCCTAGACTTTCTCCGGAATCAAAATCACCACCATCTACCTCTTCTGTGGGCTCAAGCTGAATAGTTATTGGCAGCCAGTTATACAGCATCGACTGAGTCTCACCTTGAGAATCATACGCAAAGTAGTCAAAATTTAAACGTATAGACACGTCTGATGCATTGGCGTCCCAAACCAGCAGTCCCAAAGCGATATCCGCTTTGCTTATTTGCGTTGGGATTGCGTTGTTGCGACTATCAAGAATAGTAACGCCATTTAGCTTCAATGTTCCGTAATCTGGAGGCGTATCTACTTCAATGTACACACATCTACTAGGCAGATTTAAATCATTAACAGTAAGTGGAACGAATCCAGTACTGTCAACATCTCGAACATAAGAATAATGATACTTGTCTGGATCGTAGACCAAGTTAGTGGTATAAGTCATGATGTGTAACCAATTAAGTTAAGGGAAACGATCATGTTGTATGGATCGAAGCCCCAGGTGGTGGAAGTTGTGTAATACTTGCCTTGCGTCTTGCCTTTAGATGTAACCGAAACGGGCATTCCAGGAGTCCAGCTAAATAGTTCTGGTCGCATTGTTTCTACGACTCTGACAGCATTCCCCCTAAGACTGTGACGACGAGCCTCATGGCCCATATAGACGCTGCACAGCCTCTCTATAGAAGCAAGCCTTGTACTGGCGGCTTCTCGGTACGTTGATCCTATGACGTTGCAGTCTCCTCTATCCATGAACAACGGATCTCCAAACTGATCAAGAGTCAAGGCTGTCAGGCTTTCTGGGATGAGGGGTAAGAATGGCAGAGGGAAGCTAACTTCCTCCGAGCCTCCTACATTAATTGAAGCAATTTCAGTCTGATTACCACTAACTGTAACACTTAAATTAATCGTATAACTCTCTGTTTCTATGTTACATGGACTCAGTCTTTGTCCAGATCTAAAGCCTTGACTAGGATCCCGGTCATCCAAATCTGCATATCCAGGAATATCATCACCATCAGCATCAGGATCGCTGCTATTTAATATGCCATCCCCATCTAAATCAGAATCTTGGAAGTCAGGAATGCCATCTCCGTCAGTGTCTACGTCAAAGACTAAAGGCCTGGGATCGCTAGTGTTAGGAAGAGCGTCTCCATCAATATTAGGGTCTACAATATCTAAAATACCATCTCCGTCTAAATCATCTTCATCTGCAGTTGATGGATTTGGATCATCTACATTAAGTACTCCGTCTCCATCCATGTCATCATCTTCATAATCAAATAATCCATCTTCGTCAATATCTCCTGCGACAACAAGCGGATCAGGGTCGGCACCATTCAGCAGGCCATCTCCGTCGATATCGGGGTCTTCAAAGTCATACAGGCCGTCCCCATCCGTGTCATAATCAAACACAAGAGGATTTGGGTCTACAGTATCTTCTAGGCCATCTCCGTCATCGTCAGTATCAGTAGCGTCAACTGTTCCGTCATCGTCAGTATCAGTGAATGAATTCTTAGGATTGGGGTCGTTTGCATTGGCAAGCCCATCCGCGTCCATGTCAGGATCGTTCGCATTGCTAGCCCCATCACCATCTATGTCAGAGTCAAGGTCGTTAATGGTGCCATCGCCATCCATGTCGGGGTCGTCAGCATTCAAGAAACCGTCGCCGTCTATATCATCGTCTAATTTGTTTATATATCCATCGCCGTCAGTGTCGATAGTGTCTGCTCTCTGCGGTTGGGGATCTAGCTCATTAGGGATCCCATCACCGTCAATGTCTGGATCTTCGAAATCGGCTATCTGATCCCCATCAATGTCAGAATCAGCTACCTCAGGCCTCGGGTCACTGTCATTAGGAATTCCATCACCGTCAATGTCTGGATCTTCGAAATCATAGAACCCGTCTCCATCTGAATCCAAATCAGGGGTAATAGGATTAGGGTCTTCTTCTTGAGGTGCATTACGAAGACCATCTCGATCAATATCTTGATCAAAGCGTCTTGGGTTTGGATCGTCTTCGTTCAGGATGTTGTCTCCGTCAATATCTGGGTCTAAATCATCAGTTGTTCCATCTTCGTCTAAGTCGTAGAATCTTGGGTCGTAAGGAGCATTGCGAGGAGGCGCCTCAGGGGCAGCGGCATTGTCTGTAGACAATACAATATGAGTAGTATTATTTAATGGATTGTCATAATCAATCTTTGTATTTGTATGTTTGACTGTCCCTACTCCATACTCGTATTCGTCAATACTCTCCTGACGTAAATGTTGCCTTTTGTATGTACTTAAGCCGGAAACGGAATTATTCGCAAAGCGATTTCTATGCATTATCAACCCTTTGACTACATCAGGGCCTCTATATGCACCCTCGGATGTAAATATAATTTCTTTTATAGCATCAGTGAGTGGCTTGCCTGTTCCTCCATGTATATAATTTTTTTGTTCTTTCCTGATGACTTCACCCCCCTCTGCTCCGAAGTACATATCTGTTTTCGTAATATTTGTTAAAACTCTATGGCCTTCCATTTCAGCCAGGAAGGATCTGGCGAAATCATAAAGGCGTCCGCACTGAGCTTTAAGTCTCAATAGATTTATCTGAGCGTCGGCCATCATGCAATCATAGAAATCTCTTGCCGCTAACATTTTCCTTACAGTGTCATTGTCTAAACACTCTACTATTATCCTAAACTTCGAAGGGTCGTTATCATCTCGAAGCTGACCGTATTCATTTATCTGGTCACAAACTTCTTGCATACCATTGATACGTATTTCATACGCTTCATTTACTTGATCTAAAAATGCAGAGATACTTGACTCAGAAGATCTCCAAACGCTCATATTTTCTAATGTTTTCTCGTGACTTAATTGATTTCCAGGGCCTTCATACTCGAATTCTTGGATTTTCTCAACATGATCATCAAAATAATATTCTTCTGTAAACAAAGATCCAGTAGTTTTATAGCCATAGACACTTTCTATTGGAAGTATTTTCTCAATATCATCTAGATTTACTTCTGTAGTACATTCCGAACTACCTCCACCGCCTGCCCTTAAAATTGCCTCAGCCTGTTCACTCCTTATTGTCGGATTGACATAGATTCCACACCTCAGCCCATTGTCTCTTCTATCGACTCCATTATAGACATCAGGATCTTCCCCTACCCCAGGGAGTCCTTCGGCGTTGTCTAGCCTTTCTAGTTCACTAGGGTCAAATTTTCCTTGTCTCATTTGCAAGCATTCAGAGAAAGGTTTTAATCTTAAGGCCTTAGTCTGCATAAACATTTTGTCAGACAAAACGTCATCTTTTATCTCGTCAGGATTCTCATCCTCATCCTCTTCCTCATCGTCTGAGACGCAAATTCCGTCGACACAAGAAAATCCGGTATGACATTGGCTAGACCTTCTGCATTCATCGATTTCGTCTTCTATACAATGACCGTCCACGCAGATAAACCCTTCTTCACAATCATCTCCGTCCACACAGTCATTAGGCGATTTTACGCATTGACCATTCACGCATTTCTCATCTTCAGCGCATTCAATGTCCCCATTCGTACAAAATTTCGGGAGCAAATAGCATTCATTGTCAACACACTGAAAACCTTCACCACAGTCACTTGAGTCTTTGCAATCAACGCTAATGCATTTACCGTTAACGCAAAGGCCACCTCCTCTGCTGCGACAGTCTCTTTCATCTTCGCATTCAATTTCTACACACGTACCGTCGTCACATAGATAACCAGAAGGGCAGTCGTTCGTAGTGCTGCAACTTAATTGCTGACATTTTTTATCAACACAAACAAAATCAGTTGGGCAACTGTTGTCATCTCCACAATACTCGTCTTGGCAAGTCCCGTCGACACAAATGAATCCAGTCGGGCAATCGTCGGTTCCAGAACACGGCATTGCCGTGCAAAGACCATTTAAGCAAGTATATCCCTCAGGGCAATCGTCTGTGTCCCCGCATTCAACTGTTTCACAGAACCCCTCAAGACAAATATCCGCGCCCCTACAGTCCTCCGCACTTACACATTGAGTCGGATCGGTTGCTGTTTCATCCTCGTCGGGGTCTGTCTCTGGATAGCCCGGAGTCTCAATTTCTTCTGTAAGAGAAAGTGTTGTAGGCGGAATAATTACGTCCTCCAAGTCTTCAACTGATAGGCTCGATCTTTCTGTCCATGAAGTAAAAGCAGGGTTCGTTAAAAATACTTCTTCCCATCTCTGAACAGTAAATCTACCATGAGCCATATAAGCAAAACTACCTATCGCCCTTAAGGCGCTATCAAGAGCGTTGAGATCAAAAGTATCTATCTGGCAGACATCTAGAATGCTGTCAATTCCGCTGAGACTTTGTATATAGCCTTTGACCTCGTCGTTGTCATTTGTTCCGAAATCTTTAATTACGGATAATCGGCAGGCAACCTCAATAGTTACTGACTGAGTCGTAAAATTTCTTTTGATATTTACAACATATAAATTGCTACGTGGGTGCTTAGCACAGTGCCCCCCGGCAAAAGATGCACTTATTGTAACAAGATCGCCAAGAGAAAATTTAGATTCTACTATAGGCTCGCCACCAACGGTATAACCAGCTAACTCAAGAGAACCTGTAGTAAAAACAATACCTCCACTAGTAATGTCGGAGTCGGAGACAGTCCCTCCTATTAAATTTTGACTAACATTTTTCCCTCCAATGACTATTTTTGTTTTCTTGTTAGTAGAAACATAAGAAGGCCCTGAGTTGATATTAGTCATTCTTATACCTCAGATAAAGCAGTGGTAATTAAAAAAACTTTTTGATTTGACGGGCCAATCTTTTGAAGGTTAGGGGGAGTCGTAAAAAATCCAAAATATTGTTCAGCACTTCCAGTCAATAAAGTGCTAGCAATATCAATTTTTGCAATTTGTCCTTCACCTCTGGCGATATCCCACTGCCTGAAGACAGAGTCTAAGCTAACCCAGTCGTCATAACTTGCATACGCTGATATAGTAAATATCCTCTTCTGCCTTCTTACCGGGCCTGTTGCAATAGCGGCCCCTTGTGCTGTGTATTCAAAAGAAGCTTCTGACAGATATTGGATAGGATAAGAGTCATCAGCAAAATTGTAAAATCTTACGAAGGTGCTGTCATATTTTAATTCTAAATAGTGACTATTTACCGGAACACTCACAGCCTTCCTCCTCTTCTTGCTTTCATGATATTAATGTCAGTCAGAAGCTTGCTGGCATCCATTACTGGAGATTGACTTTGTATTGTTACATTATTAGTAATTCTCTGGGTATCACCTCCTTTCATCATTGACCCCATTTGCTTAATTAGTGTTCCAGAAGGAACTATTCCAGTAACCCCTTGCGACTCTCTAGCCGGCTTAGCAGACCGTGTCGCTGCAGTGATAGATGCATTAATTTTTTGGTTTTTAATAAGCGTGCTTGTGTCGTTAGCATTTAGGACATATCCAGATTTTGGAGCCCTCCACTTAACGTTTCTAGCAGCAGGGAGAAGCGAAACCTTCCCTGAAGTGTCAACGAACGACTCTCGGCCTCCTCCATCATTAACCTTGTAGGTAGCACCACCAGTAACTGGACCGCCAGTCGCCCTGGAGCCGAAGGGGACGCCTTCCATCGCGGTTTTCAAGCTATTGGTTGCACTAATAGCTTTGCTGATATTTTTTAGAGAGTTCTCAGAATCAGTCCCCATTTTTTGGATGGCTGTACTTGTATTTCCAAACTCTGTATTCAGTTTTTGAACGTTGCCCTGCACATTAGAAAGGCCAGCATTCATTGTGTTGACGGATTCGCCAAGAGCGGCTTTCACCTTTTTCACATCTAATCCAAAGAAGTTTTGGTCAATAGCTTGTCCGTCTGTAGCGAGTTTCTCTGCACCAGTCTGCAATGCCTTGACAGAAGCTTGAACCTCTTTCTTGCTTGCTGCTCCGGCATCTTTAATGTTGTCTAAGCCCTGCTGGCCAATGCTCTCAACGTCACGCAAAGCTTCTATAGTCCCACTGCCCATCTCGTTAAGGGAACTCCGCAGGTCGCCGCCAATGTTTTGAACAAAGTTTTTAATGTCAGTTAAATTACTCTTTGGAACTAAATTAGTTGGCTGAATACCTGCTGCTTTAAGTCTTGTATTTAAAGCTTGTTGGGCTTGTGAAACTTGTAGTTCAGCCGCAAAGTTTTCCACCCTAAACATTTGTGCATTCGCTTTCGAAAGCGTTTCAGTCATTCCTATTACTTTTTGCAGCGCCTGAATCCTGGCTTGATTCTGTACAGTTGCAGGCTCGGCTTTTAGCATTGCTATTTGAGCCTGAGTCTCCAGGCTTATCATCTCCAACTTGTGCTGCTTCTCAGCCTGCTGAACCTGCCTTTTGATTTTATCAATTTCAAATTGCAACTCAAACATATCCTTCTCAAGCCTCAAGGCATCGTCTAAGATGCTTTTATCACCTGTAACCAAAAATTCAATTGTAGCAGCCTTATTTATGGCGGTCTTAAATGTATCAAAAGCAGAAGTGATCCCTGAGGTTAAGTCGTTGAAGCCACCTTTTTGTAGGTCTTTAAGTTTGCTATAGCTCTGGATAAGTGTATCATTTTCTTGCTTAACTTCTTTAATCCTGTCGAGCATAGCTTTGCTCAATTCTTGCTCAGCAGCTTGGGCTTCTTTCGCTGCAGCGACTCGATCGGCGCCTAGTTCCCGAGCTCGGGTTCTCAAAGCAACTACATCTTGGTTGCTTTCAGCCTGACGTTTGAAGTTGAGATCTATCTCCTTTTGGATGGCGTCTAAGTTAGATTTTGCGGCAGCTTCTCTAATAGCTGCATTCCTTACTGCTAATTGCCCTTCGGTTATTAAACCTTGATTAAGTTTTTCTTGTCCTGCTGCTCCTAAGGCGGCTGTTACTGCCTCTAGTTTTTGCTTTCTCGTTTCTAATGCTTTGTTAGAAGCTTCAAGTTTTTCTGTTAGCGTTCCTTCGCCGTCCACTGCTGTGTGAATTATTCCGGTGAAACGTCGGGTGCCGTCCATCGCAATTTCTATTGCTGCTGCCTTCTCTAAGAAGGCATCCTTCTGCCTCTCTAATTGCTGGACTTCTTGTACATTAACGTTGCCTGCTGCTTTCATCTTATCTATCTGCTGCTGCAACGCGCCAGCCTGAGCTTCTAAGCTAGTTTTTACAGCACCCGATCCTTTCCTGAATTTCACAAGATCTTCTGCTGACATCTTTGCAATCTTGCCGTAGTCTAAGAAGCTTTGAGCTCCCTTTTTGTCAAGAAAATCACTAAGCCCTTTTAGCTGCTTTTGGTTTTGTGCCATGGCATCTTCAAAAGCTCGTTCCCTCCCAAATCTTTTTATACCAGAAACTAAAGAACCAATCCCCTGTATTAATTGACGAGCAAAAGGTATTACGCTTATAAACCCATCCTTCAACCTTTCTACAAAGGTAGTAGCCTTTTCTGATTCAATTCCTAGCGACTTGAGAGTGCTCTCAGACTCTTTGATAGGCTTAATTAACGCTCCTATTGATTTCTGATATTCATTAAACGCGAGGGCGCCTGCGGCGGCGGCCAAGCCAACGACAGCAAAGGCACCTAGACCTGCCGCTCCTATTCCAACTATCGCAGCCTTAGCACCGAGTGCCGCAGCTTTTATGCCGGCGCTCTTGGCGGCGAGCAATTTAGCACTGGCGGCTGCTGCCTCATATTTCTTAGCACCAGCATCTCCTGCTACTGGGGCGGCTGCTTTTTTTCTTAGGTCGATAAGACCCTTCAACTTGGAAGGGAAGTCACCTAATAAACCCTTAGATGTCGCTTTACCTAAACTCCTAAAGGATTGAGTCAATCCGTTAAAAAATCCAGAAACATCTCCCTTTATTAATTTAAGAAGCGAACCTTTTAATTGTTTAACTGATATTCTAAACAACTGAAGAGTTTTATTGCCATTCCCTATAGACTCAGCCATCTTGTCATTGACCTTCGTGAAGGCAATACTTGCTAGTCTTAAAGCAACTAGAGGCGCAAGAATCGCCGCGAGCGGTCCAGCTAAATTAGAGAATGCTTGAACTAATGGTCCTAAAGGGGCCAATATAGTCCCTAAAGCTTTAGCTAAACCTATGAACAATTTCCCAAGATTTTTTATTGCTCCAGCAATACTGTTAAAAGCATTTATTAACGCTTGACCCCAAGGACTGTCTACGGCTTCTTGTATAAATTTCGCTACTGCATTTGACAATTCTAGTATTGCACGGATCCCCGGCTCAGCCGCAGCACCAAGAGATTCTAATGTCTTAGTTTGTATGTTTGCGATATTGTTTTGCAGTTGCTGAACAGTAGCAGTACCATTCTCAATCTTCCCTTTTAGTCTCTCAGCGCCATTTTCCATCTTAAGGAAAGCGTCGACAAAGACAGTACTTGTGACTTGGCCGCTTTCAACAAGCTCCCCTAGCTTATCTATGCTGACGCCTAAAGCATCTGCGAACTGAGTCCTGAAGGCACCATCAACTTCAGATATCTGTTGAGTAAGTTCTTCTGCTTGAAGTTTGCCTTTGCTTAGAACCTGAGCAAATGCCTCTTGCAATCGTCCTGATTCTTCTGTAGTCAATCCTAAGACTTGGGTTCTCGCCGTTAAGCCTTCGATGAATTTATTAGTATCGCTAGAACTGGAGCCAATAGCCCTTAGCGCTGGCACAATTCTTTTAAAAGCCTTTTCAACCTGTTCTACTGGAGCCCCTAGGTTGATAGCAGACTGAGCAGCAACATTGAATTTTTGTGCTGTTTCAACGGAAGATAACCCAACATTTTGCAGCGCTAATGAGAAGGCTTCTACTGATTTAGTTCTGTTTACGACTTGGTTTATCGCTCCACCTACTTGTCCAAAGGCAGAACTTATAGCAAGAATACCAGACTGAATAGTTCCGAGTTTTCCTAAAATACTTATAAAACTTGTGGTTTTTCCACTAGCCGCAGCGATTCTTTGGCCGTAGAGTTGCGCTGCTTTAGAAGCCGCAATCTGAGCTTTACTTCCTAGCTTAAGACTGGTAGCAAGCTTTAGTTGCTTGGCTTGCATGAACTGAAGGCTTTGTACGCTCCCCTTCTGTATTCCTTGTGCCCTAAGCAGTGAACGCGCATTGATATCGATCTCATTAGTCAACCCACTGGTTTTTTGCTCTGCCAGTGTCAGCTTGCTTGCCTGAGCTTGCAGTGCTGATCCAATCTCCTGTATATCTTGGACACTATTAGGCATTATGCCCTGTGCTCTTCGATGCTCCTCAGTAAGCTGCTGAACCCTTTCTGCTTGTATTTTATATCCACTAGTTAATGGCCCCAAGGCCCCTAATTCTTGCTTTGCTTGACTAAGCCTTTGTCTTGCAAGTGTCGCTCCTTGCTCTTCAAGTTTTAATTGTCTTTTATTAGATTGCTCTCGCTTGCTTAAAGCAGTACCAAGTTTATTAGTATCCGTTGTTAAATCTCTTATAGCCTTATGCGCTCCGGCTGTCTCAATCTTCGCGAACATATTTATATCGCCGTCAAACTTTCCTATCGTCCCCCCAAACTTTGCAATTAGTTCACCAAGCTCTTCAAAAGTTCCTATAAAGCTTTCTAGTGCCCTTCTGGCTGCCGCAGCATTCTTTGCTTCTACGGAAAAACCAATTTCCCTAAAGTCTGGCACTCTTTCGTCCTTAAAAGCTAAATTAGTCTGCCTACAAAAAAAGAGGCCCCGTAAGGCCCCTTAAATATAAACCCTAGTTATTATCAGGGGTTTGCGTCAATATTCAATTTGTATGGACCATAGCCGGTCAAGGTTGCGCTCCAGGACACAATAGACCCAGCTTCGATGCTTTCACTATACCCTTGAAGCGTTCCATAACCGTAGACTTCCTCGTCCGTGCCTGTAGGGCCACAACGAGCAAATTTGACACGCAAGCTGTTAGCAACAGTATTTTGCTCTGTCAAGCGCAGCACTTGGTAGCCAGAATCGCGGAAGTCAGCTACACCTTCAAGACTGATACTCCAAGACTTGGAAGTAGCAATAGAAGTACTGAAGCCTGCTGTCTCGTCATCATAAGTGATGACATCTTCTGACGATGTATCAGTTTCAAGAGCAGCATTGGTCAGCCCATAAAGGCGGAAAGGACCATCGGTCCCGTCCATAGCGTAGGTAACTCCTTCTATAGTGAAAACACCAGTAGCGGTATTAAAGGCGACTGTTGAGTTTGCTGCTGCAATGTTTCCTGCATCGCCAGCCGAAGAGGAATCAGTTTTTAAAAATGCTGCTGGCTGTGTTAAGCCTTTCGCTGCTGTGACACTAGGAAAAGCGATGTTAACCTGAGATGAGGCCACTGGGAGCATGTAGACATCATACCCAAAGGCTGCTGAATAGTTTGCCACGGATTCAAACCCCGGAATGAATCCGGTCGATACGACAATGTTAGGGATTCACCCCTCTTTAATAGAGTGCCGATCAGGAACACTATTGATTCCCACAGTTATTAAGGTGTAATTGTTAAAGTTTGAGTTACCACACCTTGTGTACTTTTTGCCTCTAAAGTAAAAGTAGTTGGAGTTGAAACTGTTACGGTGGTAGTACCACTGCTCGGCCAGTCATATCGGCCGTCTAGCCGTATCTCTTGAGCGAAGGAAGTCGCCCAGGCCAGGGTGTATTCGTTGGGATTGCTCGTAGCCGTAGAAGAGAATGACTCGATAGCAGGTTCAATTACTGTTATTTGTATCCCGCCAGTCTTTGTAGTGAAATCATTGTTAGCAGTAATAGTATAAGTCGTTGTCTGATTTACAGTTACCGCAGTAGTCCCGGTTGTTGCTATAGCTCCGACGCCTTGATCCATGGTTGCGACTGTCGTTTCGGTTAATGTCCATGTCAGGTCAACGCTACTACCTGGAGCAACATTTAATAGACTTGCATTTAATGTAATAGCAGGCTCGGGGCCGTAAACCGCCATACCTGCTGAAGTTAAAGGTTGATCTGCTGGGATGAGGACAAGTGTCTGAGCCCGAGCTCTGGCTCCTTCGCTGGTTTTTACAGTTTGTATAGAAGTTGAACCTTTGAATAATTCCATAATTCTATGTGCCGCATTATTTAGATCTTTTCCTGTCGCCGGATCCCAGCAAATTAAAAATACCTTCCAAGTATTTACGAGTACTTCTGGGTCATCGGTAATAAACTCGACTGGCCTCCTGACATCGGAAACATCGTGTATCACACATTCTACGCCATTAATATCTGAGATTCTAGGAATATCCTGACCTGGAGTGTTGACACTTATCGCATTTAAAGTTTGACCACCGTTTAGCTTATAGTTTCCAACATATCCAGAGAACTCAGCATCAGAGTCTAAGATTCTATAAATTAATCCCGGAGAATCTGCGAAAACCTGGGACATTTTTCTACGTTATCATTGCGTTCTAGTGTGCCATATAAGGAACAATAAAGGCAGATGCGGAAATGCTTATGACGTTCGATCGAGTCATCGTTTCTTTGTTTCCGCAACAATGATAACGAGCCTCTTAATTTGGCCAAGAGATATGGCTAAAGATTACCTTTACAACCTAGAGGCTATGAATTCAAAAGATGCTAAAAGGCTTTGGAGAAAAGCGATTAGAGAGGCCTGGAACAACCAATGCGCTTACTGTGGAGCAACTCCAATAGATTCAAAAAGTTTAACTCTTGACCATGTTAAGCCCAAATGTAAAGGAGGCGAGGATGTAACCAAAAATTGTATTCCAGCATGTCGGAGTTGCAATGCAAACAAAGGCAGCGAAAACTGGATTGCATGGTTCAGAATGCAACCATTTTACTCAATGGAGACAGAGATTCTGATCAAAGAGTGGCTTCGTACTGGAAGAATTGGCTCTTACCATTACGAAACTTTTTACGAAAGAGTTAGCTAATGACGTAACTAATAACGTCTTCTTCTGCAAAAGCTTTGCCATTTGCCTTCGGCAGTTGCATGTAAACCTCAAGACCGCAAGGAGATTTCATCTTTCTCCTTGCCCCACTAGCTGATTCTAGTCCGATAAACATCGACTTGATACTGTTCTCATGATTTTCCCTGGGGGCTAATAATATTGCGTCTTCGCAGATAAAGGCCAATAAGCTCGGAGCGTTTCCTTCTGAGGATTCTTTTAAAGCCTTGTATACAAACAATGCCCATGAAGGGAATAGTTCCAATTCGACAAGAGCCATAGCAGCCGATCCATAAGACTGTGCTGGGCCGTCTTTGAAATCTTTTGGCTGAAACAGAAAAAAGTCCTCAATAGTGTAAGGTTCTCTTCTCTTCTTTGCGTCTCTGTTCAAATTGGCTGTCAAGGACGTTAACAGCGCTACAGGTGCTTCATTGTTATGATATCGCAGTTGCTCTTTCTTCTTAAGATTCTGAAAGGCATCAACAACGTAAAGATAAGGCAAGCTCCAAAAATTAGAATAAGAAAACTCACTATCACCGGGGTAACCGGATTTTAGCTCCCAGAATAAATACTCAAAATCTACAGTCTCTTGATGTTCTCCTCTCTTTACTTTCCCACAATGTCAGCGACATCTTCTCCTCCGTCAGGATTCTGCTCCGAAGACTCAGGCTCGCCCATATATCCACGTTCCTCTTCATTGTAAAAAGCGGCCAGGGCGTCAATCATCTCTGGATGCTGGTCCATGGTGTCGTCAATGCCCCACTCTGGATCGATTCTGCTGACAAGCAGGATGTTGGCACAAGCCAGATTTCGCTTGCTCGCTGTTTCAATCAAGGCCGCCATAATTGACCCGAGCTCTTCCGGATATTCTTCTTTAATTTTCATCGCGAATTTATTGTCGCTAATCCCTTGCACCGCTTCCATGATTGCAGTGTAACACTCTTCTACTGTCTTTTTTGTTTTGCTCGACAGTTTAGTGGCTAAAGCTACAGTCGTAGCGACTGTTTCGGCGCTTTGAGAGACCTGATCTACGAAAGCTTTTTCAGAAACATTCAAGAAACCTCTTCTTTCGATCTCGATAATCCCGATAGATTCGTTTCCGATTTTTTCAATAAAAGACTTAACTTTTGGTTTGACAATAAAAGGTAAAGTTCGCATATGCTTGACAAAAGCACGCTAGTGTTCCAGAAACTTACAGTTCAATCTTTTTATTCAATAACTCCATAGCTCGACGTTGCACTAACTCGTAAAAAGGGAATTGTTGAATACCATGCCCCCCATAAATGACTGCATCAATCCATGGCCGAGGAGGAATGTATATTGATACCTTCGGGTTATATCCAGACTTAATATATCCGCCATACTGGACTAAGTCAGCGTACGGTTCATTGTATTGAATCACAATAGACTTCTTTCCACTGTTCCAAGAAACGTCTTTAGAGTCCCTGAGAGCGCCCGTATCGACAATGTCCCGAGTTGAGCCATCCCAAGGCCAAATAGACGATTCCATAGCCTCGTCAAGGGCCTCAGACAACAAAGGAATAATTTCTTCAGCAGCCTGGTCTACACATTCTTCAAAGATTTCCTCCATCCCTTCTATAGTTTTAACTAAGTCACGAAATTCATTCAGCACTTTGTTAAGGCCTATCCCTTTAATATCTGGCGCAGGGCTTGGTATCTTGAATTTTTCTTTCCTCTCAAGTCTTTTCATTTCTCGCTGCAATTGTTCTAAATTTTTAATAACTTTACGTATTGATTTATTTGCCATGTCACTTAATTAAGTATTTCTGCAGCAGTTAGTTGTAATTGTAGTCCGATACTTGGATAGATAATTTTGTCTATACCTTCTCCCCCAAAGACTCCAGTACACCTTTGAATAGTTGCTCTCATCTCCTCGGCTCCAAAGAAAAGATCAACTTCCTTCATTGGCTGAAAATAGCTTTGATTTGTACTTATGTCGGTCATACTGGACTGCACTAAATCCATCGAAGTCCAGTCATCATCTGCTGCTATAGCCACATACTGCAGTGCATATCCTCTGTAGTAAAACTCATCGGCACTCGCGCCTGGAAGCATTTCCCCAAACAGTTCAGAGGCTAATGGGATCTTTCTTGATCCAGAGGTCACCCCAGAATATTGAGTTCTTTTTAAATAACAAACAACTAAATAGTAGCTCGTATCATTAACAGTCAATCGACCGTTTGCGTCTCTTACTACTACATCGGTTATATTTACCCTGACTCGGGAATTGGCATATGCTAATAGAGGACTGGCCATGATCACACGATGCCTAGTCTATTTTTCCAAATTTTAAATAGGTTTACCACTCAATAGACCTCTTGACGCTCCTTCCTCCGGAAAATCTCGAGGTCTCTCTTCAATGCTTTCTTTTCCTCCCGATACTCTCTCATGAGCCTGAAACGAGGCCCGTTTGTATCTGTTTTTGAAGATGTCAGGCAACCAGTGTGTTTCTACCCAATTAATTTTTGGATTTAGTTTAATATGATGCTCAACAGAATGAGACATGGCTCCCATCTGAATATAACTATCATGAGAAACGCATGTTGTTTCTCCAGTCCTAAAAAGATACAAAGTCTTCTTTTTCTGGTCCTCTGCGCTCATGCTGGCACCATTGAATTAGTCTTCCAAAAGTCTAACGGAGGAAAAAACCAGGCCCAAAAGGGCCTGTTTAGTGGTTTAATCGTATTGAGCCCGAGCAATTTGTTTCAGGACTTGGATTTCTTTTTCCTGCTGCTTCAACTTCTTGCGAATGAGGAGAAGTTCGTTATAGTTTGATCTAGTTTGGTACTGTGTACCACGATAAGTCAGTGTAGACATGAGAAAGCTCCGCTAGAAGTGAATTTTACACCAAAAGCGCGTTCCTTCAGTCAACGGTTGCGTTCCTGTCACATTTCGAATGCTTGATCAATTCACTTACTAATTCGGCTTTGGTGCTATTTGACAAAGATTCGTTAAGCAGAACCCTGTCTATGACATCTTTAGCGTCTGAGCAAGAGACGATAGAGGCAATTAAAAATTCCAACATGGAATGAACGGACCCGTTCCGCGTTGTCTTACTTCCGCCTCTTTCGAGGTGAACGTACTTTATTCTACCATTGACGATTGGTTTTATTTTTGTAGTGGAGTTTCATAAGCCTTTCGAACTCATAATGTTCCTCGTAAAGCCCCGTGACAATTGTATACAGGTCTTCAATGTTTATAAGACCGTCAGAAGTGTCCGCAAGAGCCTCTGCTGCCGCTGCAATGGTCATGGCTTGCATCTGGACTAATGAGAGTTTTTGATCGACTGAGACGCTTCTGAGCTCTTTAGAGTAAGCCTCGTCAAATCTATCGTAAATGTTAATTGTCATCTTATGTACGCCCTTAAAACTCTGAATGGTCAAATCCTTTGCCCTTTGTTGAAATGCAATAACCTTGTAGCACCCCTTCAAGAAAATGCAACCGGGCAATAGGTGAATTTTCCCATCCCCCTACATAAGAATCAGGATAAATCTCTATGAAGTCAGTTTTAGGGTAGAATCGAACTCTCCCATGATTACCGTTTGGCTGCCACCGATACTGATTGCCTCGATAGATGCTTGCCTTAGCCCCTTTATCGTAACGAGGATCCTCTGGACCTATCTCTATAAAATCAGAGGTGTGACTATAGTCAATGACATAAAGAATGCCATTTGGAGCCAGCCAGAACTGTGACAAAGTTCCGCCTATCTCTGATTCCATGCTTTTAGTTTGACACTGAATACTTGTGAATTCTTCTAGCTCACAAGAAGAATAGAACAGATCGAATAAGCCCACTAAATAATTAGACGCTATTTCAGTGTATCTACTAATGCGATCGGACAAAAAAAAGGAGGCTCCCCACGGACCTCCTGAAACCATATTAGGTATAAACTCTTAACTGTCAAGCTCCTAGCCGAAGTTCTAATATTCTCCTTAGATTTCTAGTGATGCTCAGAGCCCCTACGTGCTCTTCTACGACAACATCATCATGATTAGTGACAGTTAAGACAGGAGTTGCTATAATCCCATACTTTGTTCCGATCTGAATCTCTTCTTCTGTCGCTACGCCTTCCTCGAGATTGACTTTTACTATTCTGTCGACTCTAGTGTCTCCAGTTTTTTCAATAAATTCGTCAACGACTTGACAAGGGCCACAAGCCGATTTGTGAAAGAGGTAAAGCACGAAAATTTTTGAAACTATGCATATTTTACCTCAAGAAAAAGACCCTTTCTTCAAAAGAAAGAGTCTTAATTTTTATTTCTTTGTGCCTTTCTTCCCTCCTTTCTTGGGTGGACGACCTTTTTTGGTGCCGTATGTTCCAGGTCCGTATGGCATTAGAATACTCCAGGGATGATTTGACCAGTCATGGCGTAAGCACCAATAGCTGCAATTACACCTAGCATTGAAATTCGACCATTAACTCTCTCTGCTAACTCAAAATGATCTTGTTGTTCCATAAGACTGTATAATGCACACTATATTTCCAATAAAAAACCCACCGAAGTGGGTCCATCCCGAACATACTAGATTGCCAAAAGGCGTATTATCCGCCCTTCAAACACTGCTGACGACAAAAGATTAGTCTTGACTGTCAATCTTCCAGCAAATTATTGATACTGGCATAACTGAAATCCAGGCCATTATGATTAATGGGTTTAAATAACCCCAGCTACTTATATTTTCTAGGATCATACCAAGACTATAGCTAGCTACAAAGAATACTAAGCAATATAGTACCCTCCAATAGGTCTTATTCATCCCAAAAACAGTCAAAAAATAGATCAAACAGCTTTTTCGCATCATCTGACTGCTTTGACCTATACTTCCCCTCCTCTATGGCGTTCATAATGAAAAAAATGACTTATTTCTGAACCAAGATATTGACAAAAACTCCTATCAGCTTTATACTCTCATTTTCCCGCAGCTACCATGAAGACACCATACACCTGGAATCAAGTTAGCGATTCCCCTTGCGTTGAATCCTATTTTGCTGTCGAAGAAAGAAATGCTGTTGTCGTTATCCTCAAAGAGCCCTTCGTTCTCTCCCACAATTATCGAAATAAATTGATCTGCCACTGGACTTCACCTCTTTACAGGATATCTTACGAAACTTCACTCCTGATGTGCTGTAAAACCAATCAATACATTGGTACAACACCTTTTCATATGCAGGAAGCGCTTAACTCCCTCCAGTCTCAGTGGCACTTGATCCAACCTTTAAACCTTTCGGCAACTCCCGCATGACTCAATCTCACCATTCAAATACTTCGCATAGCTAGCATTCATCTTCTGCCAACTTTCACACCCTGTACACCATATATCGCACATATCAACACTATGTACGTACTGAATTAAATTATTCATCTCAGGATCGGCCTCAGGATGCTCCATACCCATGGTCTTAAGATCTATAAGTTACTGACCCTATATTACCAGTACTTGATCCAATAATGTTCGAAAATGCAAATACTTTTTGTAATTCACCCACAATCCTAGCCTTTTCTTTCAATATAGTCGCATATTTTCCGCCATTCTCTTTCTCAAACTCCAATACATCAGCCTTTACTAGCATCTTTCCCGCTTCATCCTCATGCCCAGCCTTCTTTTGATGCAACATCGCAGTGTCATACTCCCCTAATAATACTCGTACTACTGTCACTTGAGTTGATGCAATAGCCCCTAGCTCATTACATCCAATCGTCATCTCATTTAACGTATATCGACTGAATCCTACCCCTAATGCTAATAATATCCTCTCCACATCTCCCCCCACCCATCCTAAACTAAGATCTAAACTCGCCATCGGATTTTACCTTTAGTATCCTATTCTTCCACTAAACTATATTTACATGCTCCACTCCCCTTGCTCCCTCCCTCCTTAGTCCTACCTCTAACTCTCGTCGTCTCAGTAAACTATTACCCCTCCCCTTCCTCTAAACTCCCAGACCTCTCTCATCCTTCTATTATCTCCACTAAACAAATCCTCTCTATTATGTACCATATGCTCGGTCCTGATAAATCTAAAAAACTTCTCCTCAAATCTATTAACCTCCTCTCTCCGAAACAACGTGACCTCCTTAAATCACTCTACTAATTAATAATGCCCTCCTTCGCTCCTCATCCCTTCTCCTCTCATCAACGTAAACATCCACCCCTAGTCCCATCCTCCTGGTTGCCCCCTCATATCCCTAATACCCTCCTCGGTCCCTCCCTCGCCGTAAAAGCTGTTTTGGAAAATTGCTCAGATTTTCAGAGGGGTCTGTCAGGAGCCACAAGCCAGTGAGTCGGGGTGGGGGAGTCACAAACAGAGCAGTGGTGTCCCATGCCTAGTCGCTACCGCTACTGCTAGTGCGGCATAGTCTAATTATATATAATGAACGATTGACATACTCTCTTTGCTTACTCATGATCGTGAGCAACCGTCAGGTATGCCAGTCACTATCGCACTTGCTCCATAGCTATCGACATGCTACGATCTACACATCACCAAGGGAACCATCCCATGAACCACTCACTCCTCCCCTCCTGCCTGTCTGTCGCTGCAGTATTTTCTGCAGTAATTATTTCTGGCTCCTTAATTAATTCTGCCAGCGAGAAGTATGTAGCCTCAAGTAAGCTCGACCACCTCGCTACATGGTGTGATGCTGGCCAAGAGAACGCATGCGCAGCACTCTCCAATGCTACAGAAGGACAGTGTGCCTCTCCCTCTGGCCAAGGTGGTTGTCGTTACGACAGCAACACCCACAGCACGACACACTCTATCCGTGGAGCCTTCCGCTAGAGCCCGCCCTTAGCGTGCTA